CTATTTTTCAAGTCCTTTTATTAAATCAAATACAAAGACCCTTTTATCCTCCGGTTGTTTACGAAGAATTGTAAGTATCTCTGCCTCCTGCTCACTGAGCTCGGAAGCCCGAAGTGTGGATTTTATGTCGGTTCTGCTAAGAATATAGTCCACTGAAGTATCAAGGGTATCAGCGAGCTTAATAAGCATTTCCGCAGGCGGTACCGCTTTTCCGATCTCGTAGCCGCTGATAGTTTCCTGTGACACATTGAGTTCCATTGCAAGTCGAAGCTGTGTCAGGTTTTTAGCTTCCCTGAGCTGTTTTAAGCGTTCTATGAATATCACTCCTTCCCAATATGGATATTGTCAATATAAATTATATCCCTATTGGTTGACTGTGATAGTCATGTTGATTATACTGTGTATGGAGTGTATCCATATACAAAATGAATAATATGACTGGAGGATTACATGTGAAGCGGAAACTCATCAGAGAAAAAACAGTATGCTTTACCGGGCATCGAAGTGAAAGACTTCCGAAAGGAGAAGCTCTGGAGCATTTGAGAATAAGAATGTCAGAAGAAATTGAAAAAGCAATAAAAGATGGATACAACACCTTTATATTTGGAGGTGCTTATGGGTGGGATCTTATGGTTGCAGAGGAAGTGATTAAAAAGAAAACAGTGATTGATTTTGATAATCCACGATATATTCGTCTGATTGCAGTAATTCCTTATGAAGAACAGGCTGTAAGATACTCAATAGCCGATCATGAATTATATTATGAAATCATGCCTAAATGCGATGAAGTCATCACCTTAAACACCCATTACAATATCAGATGCTACGCACAGCGAAATCAATATATGGTGGAACACAGCAGCAGAATCATATGTTACTGGAATAGACAAGCCAGAAGCGGTACTGCACAAACCGTTCGTATGGCAGAAAAGGAAAGCCTTGAGATTATCAATCTATATAAATAAGTAAACAAAGATGAAATAGCACCGGTATAACAGCCGGTGTTTTCATATATCAATCAAAAAAGTAAGGCCGTTTTCCCAAAAGAAAGCGGTCTTGCTTTTTTTACTTTCTATCTTGTTTTTCTTTCGGGCAAGCGGTCGGAAAGGAGGCAAGAATGGACAAAGATCAGCTTGCAGAATATCTGAAGGATTATCATCTTGGCAAGGAAAATGCCATCCTAAGCCGAGAGCTGGAGTTGATATTCCGTGTAAACGGCAAGGAGCTTCGTGACCTTATTAATATCCTGCGCCGTGAAGCAATTCCCATTGCCAGTGATCAAAGCGGCTATTACTATGCAAAAACAGAAAATGAGCTGCGAGCCACTATCCGGCATATGAGGCGGAGGATTGCCGGTATCAGCGCCGCCATCCGAGGGCTGAATCGCTCACTTTCGGATTTTGACAAAGCCCAGATCAGACTGCCCTTTAAGGAGGGGGGTGAAGTCTCTGAATAGCTTCATGTCTTGGATAGGCGGAAAGAAATCACTTCGTGAATTGATTGTAAATCTCTTTCCCCTTTACTACGAGCGCTACATCGAAGTGTTCGGCGGAGCCGGTTGGATACTATTTCATAAGAATCCCGGCAATGATTTTGAAGTCTACAACGATTTTAACAGCTTGCTTGTCAATCTCTATCGTTGTGTAAGGGACAAACCAAATGAGCTGATAGATGCTCTACGGTATTGCCTTAATTCCAGAGAGGATTTTGACTATGTAAAAAACTGTCTCGCCCGAGATAGCCCTGCGACAGACGTGCAAAAGGCGGCATGGTTCTATCAGCTCATCCGCTATAGCTATGCCTCAGGGCTAACCAGTTTTGGCAGCCAGCCCCATGATATCTGGGGCAATTTTCCGCTGATTGAACAGGCTCATCGCAGGCTTGCAAAGGTAGTAATTGAAAATAAGGACTTTGAAAAGCTCATCAGGCAGTATGATCGGCCGGTGAGTTTTTTCTATTGCGATCCGCCTTACTTTGAAACCGAAGGCTACTATAAAAATGTTGGAGAGGATGGATTTACTGAAAAAGATCACATTCGCTTAAGGGATACCCTGATGAATGCCCAGGGCAAATTCCTGCTTTCCTACAACGATTGTGAATTTATCAGAGGGCTCTACGATGCACCAGGTATACAAATTGATGCCTATACCCGCATCAATAACATCAAGCAGCGATATGACGGCGGTGCGCAGTTTCCTGAAATCCTTATCGCTAATTACGATATGCAGGAGCGTGGCTTAAGCATCCCATCACAGATGAATCTATTTGATGCGGGGATATCTGGACTTATGACAGATGATGAGTAACACAGCCCTTGCAATTGGGCAAATATTTTAACGGAGGAATATATTCATGAAGAAAAATCAGAAAAAGAAAATAGCAGAACAGGACATCCTTGAAGAAATTCTGGATGGAACATCCCTTGCTGATACTGGGGTGATGGATGTTATCACCGGCGATAATGTCTGCGTAATTGTAAACGGTGAAATGACGGTGCTGGAACTTGTAAATGTAATAGATACCCTTAGTGCACTTGCTTCCGACCTGACCGTAATACTGGCACAGGCCTGCGGTTTCTGCGACAACTGCGGAGATGTTTGTAATTGCAAAGATTCTGACGACTGTCAGGATACACCTAAGAAGTGGTTAGCCCATTGCGAGCTTTGTCAGAGTTTAATGGATGGAAGCGATGATATCCATATTCCTGATTATGTCTTGGAGGAAGCTGGTATCCCGGCAGATGCCAAGTTAGAAGCCTATGCCAATGAGGATAGCGGTGGGATTACTGTTGTAGAAGCAGATATCCAAGAAGATATTACCGATGTGCCTTCCGGCATACTTGCAATTCTTGCTTCAGCCGGTATCTGCCTCGCTAAGCTGGATGAACTTATCATGTTGGAGGAAGTTATCTACGGGCAAGGAGAAATTTTTAATAATTAATAAGGCAGAAGCTTAAAATTGATGCTTTAACTTTCCGTTAGTGGCTTTAGATTAAAGGCAGGTGAAGAAAATGCAAGGGATTACGAAAAAAGGCAGCCTCATTTCCTATTATGGCAATCCGGCGGGATATACCGATAAGGGAAATGCTGTCGTGGATTCTATCTTCAAAAATGAGGAATTTGTAAGCTGGCTTCAGGATCATGATCTTGTTCCCCAGTGGACGGACGGTGTTATGGAACGGCTTCTTGCGGGAGAGCAATTGACAGGTAGTATGGAAGCCGCTGCACCGCTGAAAAGTGTTCGTATCTGGCAGCTAAAGCCCGATACGGATGTGTATATGAAATTCATCAGCTTAGATGAAATGACAAATCAGTTTGGAGAGCCTGCTCCGGAACATTACAACATCGTTTATGATGGTCAGCTTGGAACAAACGATCTTGAAGCCATTTATAGCCGCTGCAATACAAATCATCCCTCTGGATATAAGGGACATTCGCTGTCCATGTCCGATGTGGTAGAGCTTTATAACGAGGAAGGCAGCGAATTCCATTACTGTGATCGTTTTGGATTTAAACAGATTGCTTTTGAAGAAGGCAGTCAAACACAGGGCATGGCAGAGTCCATGTCACAATCATTTTAGGAGGAAGAAGTTATGCCAAAAAAAGCAACACCGGCTGTTCCCCAAAAGGAACAGTTTCAAGAAACACCGATGGATTTTGATGTACGCATTTATCCGGTAAAAACAGATGGCGCACTGAAAGCCAATGCATCGGTCAATATCAATGGGTTTTTTGCCGTGTCTAAAGTCCGTATTTTAGAGGGCACAAAAGGCCTGTTTGTATCCATGCCCCAATATAAAGGGCAAAACGGCGAATACAAAGACATCTGCTTTCCCTGCACCAAGGAAGCAAAACAAGCCTTTGACAAGGCAGTACTATCTGCCTATGAGCAAACAATGGCACAAAAGCAGTCCAAGGAACAGATGCAGGAAGCCCCTGAACAGGAACGAAGCCAGCAAATGGCCGGAATGTAAGGAGGATTGCTAATGAGTACAAAAGTTAAAAGACCCACCAGTATTTTACTGATTTTTTGCGTAGTACTTTCTTTATTTGCAGGGAGTGCTTATGCGGCTCATCGATACTTTGAAGATGCCAAGGGGCATTGGGCAGAGGAAGCAATTAATATCCTTGCAGAAAAGGGTGTAATTGCTGGCTATCCCGATGGGCTGGTTCACCCAGATAATATTATTACAAGAGCGGAATTTGCAGCTCTGATAACAAGAACGATGGAACTGCCGAAGCCTGACGGGCAGGATATCACAATCAGCTTTACTGATATTGCAGGACACTGGTCTAAGTCTGATGTAGAGGCTCTTGTCATTGCAGGGATTATCCAAAAAGGTGATTTTGGTAATAAGTTTTTACCTGATAAACCTATCACCCGTATGGAAATGATCCGTATGCTGGTCAGAGCCATGGGCAAGGAAAGCCATGACCCATCCTGTCCATGTATGCTTGGATTTATAGATGAAAGTCAGCTTAGTGGGGAAGAAAAGGAATACATCTGTACCAGCAAGCACTACCACATTATAGATGGATATCCAGACGGTACGGTTCGTCCCGATAAGAATGCCACTCGTGGTGAAGCTTTTGAAATGTTAGTGGATACAGAAAAAGCTAAGGAACAGATAAAAAAAGAAGAATCGGAAAAACAGCCAGTCATAAAACCGGAGGAAAAGCCTTCTGGTAATGGAGGTTCTTCCTATGTGCCAGCCCCTCAGTTTTCCTTCATCCTTCCCGAAGCTACCTATACAGCCGATGAAATTAAGGTTGAAGCAAACAGCCGCTATGTCAGCAGTATTATATGGACAGTTCAAAAAGACGGACTTCCAGCGGTACTAACAGATATTATCGAAGGCGAGCTGACAGCCGATGGAGGTACAGTACAGTTTTTACAAACCGGTAGTTTTACTCTAATAGCCACTGTTAAAAACAGTCGAGGTGTGGCGGCAAATTATGAACAGGCTATCACTGTTTATCCAATGGTTTCAGCTGATTTTAAGCTGCCTGAAACAGCACACACCGATACTGCTGTTGCTGTAGAGCTTTCAACCGAAAACCTCGGAAGTAAAGCAGTGGTGTGGTCTTTGGAAAAAGACGGTGTAGCTGTAGAAATCATTGATGCTCTCACAGGAGAACTAAACCCTCAAGGCGGCACAGTGTTGTTCAAAGAAAAAGGCATTTATATCCTGACCGCTTCTATTACAGACGAACTTGGAAAAACGGTCAAGGCCTCCGATACCATCACCGTCTACCCTGTGGCAGAAGTAAAGCTTGAACTGCTTGCTGTTTCCCATACAGATAAAACAGTAGCAATAGAGACAGAAACCAAGGAAACGGATGACTTATCCGTAGCTTACACATTGACTCGAAACGGTGAGCCTGCCGATATTAGTACATTTATAGAAGGAAACCTTGCTAACGGCAGTATTCGCTTTAAGGAAAAAGGTGTGTACACGCTGACCGCATCTGTTACCGATATCACGGGCAGAGTGTTTGCTGATACAGCCACTATCACGGTATACCCTGTTGGCTCAGCCGGATTTTATCTGCCTGAAATCTTCCATACAGATAAGGCCGTTACAGTGGAAGCTGTATTTGATGAAATCGGCAGTCATGCCGCCTACTGGTCATTAACCCATAACGGAAAGGAGATTACCCTATCAGATGCAGCCACAGGTACGCTCACCAATTCGGGAGGTAATCTGCAATTTAAGGAGAAGGGCAGCTATCTTCTAAAGGCGAAATTTACCGATGATGGCGGCAGAAGCTACAGCTATGAACAAAGCTTCAAGGTATATCCAGTTCCGACCGTAGGCTATAGCCTGCCAAGGCATGCTCATACTGATGCTGATATTGCGGTTGAAACCGACATTGCCGATCTGGACGGCCTTGCTATTGAATGGCTGGTGGATAACACCTACGGCTTTCAGGATTGGGGCACCTATGTAGGTGGAAGCCTTGCCAACAGCGGCGGTACTATTCGATTTAAGCGAGCTGGTGTCTATGAATTAGTAGCAAGGGTCACTGATGAAACAGGCAGAGTATTCTTATTTGAATCAGGCAGCAGATGTGAAGTTTTACCGGTATTGACAATTGGATTTGAACTTCCGGAACTTGCCTATACAGACACATCCATTGATCTCCGCACCTTCGGAAATAACAATGTGCTTCCGGTAGAATGGACAGTAAAAAAAGATGGTAAAAACATTTCCCTAAGCGAAGCATTCAGCGGAAATCTGAATGCACAAGGCGGTAAAATTACCTTTAAAGCTCATGGAGAATATGTCCTTACCGCTGCCATGACTGACTATCTTGACCGCAGCTATACTAACAGCCAAAGTATAACTATTTTACCGGTGATACAGTACGCCTTTACGATCCCCGAAACAATTCACTATGGTACAAGCTTCACTGTAGTCCCCAAAGATGCACAGCATATTGAAGGTTATACCGCAATCTGGATGCTGAGAAAAGACGGCATTGATACTGCCTTTCAAGGTAGTCTTGATAACAGTGGAGGCAATATTTCCATTCATGATGTAGGCGTTTTTATGCTGACCGCAACCATTACCGACAGTGCTGGTCGAACCATTAGCCACTCCGAAAATATCACAGTTACCAACACTCCCCCCGATGCGCCAACAGTAACGGCAACCCCTACCCGGACTGTAAAGGATGGTAAATTTTTTGTCGAAATTAAAGCCAATGCAACAGATCCTGATGGAGATGCAGTGACCATGGAATATGATGGTGCGACTGCTGACGGCTATTATGTACCAGGTACTCACACCATCCGTGTCAGGGCAAAGGATATTGCAGGAGCATATTCTGCTTGGACGGAAAAAAGCTTCACTATCACAAGTTCCGCACCTGCGGTAACACTGACAGCAACACCTACCAGAATTGCTAAAGACGGCAAGTTTTTCGTAGATATCACTGCAACGGCAATTGATGCTGACGGCGACCAGACCACCTTGGAATGGGAAAACAAAATCGCAGACAATTACTACACCGTAGGCACTCATACAATTCGTGTCCGTGCGAAAGACAGTACAGGGCTATATTCGGAATGGGCATCCAAGACTTTCACCATTGCAAACTCCGCACCTACAACACCGGTTATCACCAGAACGCCAAGCGGCAACAGCGTTGCACCGGGAACCCCTGTCACCATCAAAGCCACAAGCTCAGACCCAGATGGCGATGCAGTAACCCTTGTTTGGGAAAACAGAAATGCCGAAACACAAGCTTATCCTCTTGGAAGAAATTTGGTACGAGTAAAAGCTGTAGATACGGCAGGAGCTGAATCACCTTGGGCAGCTATTGTGTTCTTTGTAGCCGATTCAAACGGCAGCGGAGGCATGACACTGACCGGCCCTGATTCAGTTATTTTAGAAAATGGTCTTGAAGGTGCTACCATCACTGAATACACATTCACAGTTCCGCCTGTTTCCGGTCATAGCGGTTCTGACTTTGGCAGAGTGCGAGGCTTAAACAAACTTACCGGACAGTGGGATCAGCTGGACTATGGCACTACTTCAAACGGCATCACATTCAGCCGTACCCTTGGTGCAGGAGTGTATACTCAGCTGGAATTTTACTATTACACGAATCACAACTGTATGTACAACAAAAGTAATATCACCTACTCTGTAACTTATCATTTTGAGTAAATAAAATATGAAATATAAAGGAGATTATCACGATGAAAAAGCTCATTAGCAATATGAAAAAAAGGATCACCCAAACTGTAAATTCTATTAACACGAGTATTCACTCTCTGTCTGGAAAACTGCAGATCTTCAAGGTAAGAAGCAGAGCCGTACTTGCCAGCAATCGAGGGGAAGGCTATATCGACACAGCAGTGAAAATTTTGATTGCCGTTGTACTTGGGGCATTGCTCCTTGCGGGTCTTTATGCACTGCTTGAGGGTACTGTGCTTCCAACGCTGGTACAGCGTATCAAGGAAATGTTTAACTATGCAGGCTAACAGCACCCTTCAGGCGGTGCTTTTTTGTTCTCTGCTTATAGCAGCTGCCGGATGGGATTTAAAAAAAAGAATGGTACCCGATGGCATCTGCATCCTAATATTTTTGACAGGGCTGATTAATTTCAGCCCTGTCAACCTATGGGGGGGATTCCTTGCACTGCCGTTTTTTATTGTTGCATGGATTGATGAAAAACATATGGGCGGAGGGGATGTTAAATTCATTGCCGCTGCTTGTTCAATGCTGGGGGTAAATGCTTCTATTTGGGCATTTGCCTTTGCCCTGCCGCTTCCCATAGGAATATGCCTATGGAAAATAGCAATGAACCATTTACAGCGCAAAAAGAAACCATGGAATCTCCATGCTGAAATGCCCTTGCTGCCCATATTGACTGTAGGCTTTCTGCCTGCATACATTCTAAAATTTATAGGTTTTATATAATTCCCGTGATTAAAAACTAAGGAGGATCTGTTGATGAATTTATTGAAAAACCGCACCGTGCTTGGTGTAATCTGCATTTTATTGTCTTTACTCATCTGCTTTGGACTTACACCGCTGTTTAATAAAACACTCAGTCAAAAAACCGAAATTATTAGGGTGACAAAAGAAATTAAGGCCGGTGATGAAATAACCAAGGACATGGTGCAGATTGCCGAAGTCGGAGGCTTTGGTCTGCCGGAGAATGTCATCAGGCAAAAAGATACGGTCATAGGCAAGTACGCAAAGGCCGATCTCTCCATTGGTGACTACATTTTAAATACCAAACTGTCTGATACTCCTGCCGCTGAAAATGCCTATTTATACAATTTAGACGGCAGCAAACAAGCTATGTCAGTTACCATTAAAAACTTTGCAAATGGGCTGTCGGGCAAACTGCAAAGCGGAGATATTGTGTCTGTCATTGCTCCTGATTACAAGAAGCAGGGCTCCACTGTAGTCCCTGCCGAGCTTAAATATGTAGAAATTATCAGCGTAACTGCCTCCAGCGGTTATGATGCCAACACTGGGGAAACACAAGTAAATCAGGATGAGCGGGAACTGCCTTCCACAGTAACCCTGCTTGTATCTTCTGAGCAGAGCAAAGTGCTGGCAGAACTTGAGGCAGACGGAAAGCTCCACCTATCCCTTGTTTATCGCGGCACCCCTGCCAACACCGCAAAGTTTATTGATGCACAGGATAAAATTAACGAAGCTCTTTATCCCACAGAACAAAAAGGTGATGAACAGGAGCAGACGGCACAGTCGCAGGAAGCAGAGCCTGAACAGTTTGATGAGAATGAGGTGACAGAATAAATGAACTTCAAAAAGAAAAGCATTTTTTCTCGCTCACTACGAGCGGAGAAACCGGATGCTGAAGAAAAATTACAAGGCGGCATCCTGGCTGTTTGGGGCAGTCCGGGAAGCGGTAAAACAGTAACTGCCGTAAAAATTGCAAAATACCTTGCAGATAAAAAACAAAATGTGGTACTGCTTCTATGTGACATGACTGCACCGATGTTGCCTTGTATTTGCTCACCCTCTGAGATTGACAGCGAGCATTCTTTGGGCAGTGTTCTTGCCGCCACTCATGTAACAGAGCCTTTAATTAAGCACAATCTTGTAACATTAAAAAAGAACAGCTATCTCACAATTTTGGGAATGAAGAAAGGTGAAAATGAATACACCTATCCGCCTTATTCAGAGGTGCAGGCCAGGGAGCTGCTTTGTGAACTTCGCAGAGTAGCTCCTTTTATTATTGTGGACTGCAGCAGTTATATTGCAAATGATATCCTTTCAGCATTAGCCCTCATGGAAGCAGACAGTGTTTTGCGTCTTGCCAATGCGGATTTAAAATCCATCAGCTACCTGTCCAGTCAGCTGACTCTCCTACGTGACAGCAAATGGGATGCAGATAAGCAGTATAAGGTGTCTGCCAATGTAAAGCCCCAGCAGGCACAGGAACAAACTGTGCAGGCACTGGGTTCGGCTGCTTTTGTTCTGAATCATTCACAGGAATTAGAGCAGCAATACCTTGCCGGTAATCTGCTGGCTGATTTATCTCTTAAGGACAGCCGCCAGTTTAGAAAAGAAATTGAAAAAATTATAAGGGAGGTGTTTTGATGTTTGGTGAAAAAAGGAATGCCTCTGTTTTTAGCAAGCAGAAACAATTCGAAGATAATCTCGACATGAACAGCATCTCCCAAGCCCATTCTCTGTTTTTCGCTCCTGAAAGCGAGGGCAAGGATTTCTCCTCGGTACTAAGTGATGTGCAGGAATATATCTCGGAAAATTATAGCACTTTAATCACCGGTAACCGTGCCGATTCCAAGGCACAGATGAAAAGGTATATTACTAAATATCTGCAGGATCACCGAATCTCGGTAAATGGTATGGGCGGCGATGCACTTGCCGATGCACTCTACACTGAAATGGCGGAGTTTGGATTTTTGACTAAATATATCTTTGGAACAGGCATTGAAGAAATAGACATCAACAGCTGGAGGGATATTGAAGTGCAGTATAGCGATGGGAGTACGGTAAAGCTTACTGAACGCTTTGATAGCCCGGAACATGCTGTCAATGTAATCCGCCGTATGCTTCATATCAGCGGTATGGTGCTGGATAATGCAAGCCCCATCGTACTTGGGCATCTTTCTAAGAATATCCGTATCGCTGTTTTGAAAAGTCCTATTGTAGACGAAGATGTGGGCATTGCGGCATCCATTCGTATCGTAAACCCTCAGTCTATGCAAAAGGAAGATTTCATTAAAAGCGGCACTGCGACTGAACCCATGCTGGACTTTTTATCCCTTTGTGTTCGCTATGGTATTTCCGTATGCGTGGCAGGGGCTACCTCCAGCGGCAAAACCACCGTAGCAGGTTGGATACTAACCACCATTCCTGATAATAAAAGAATCTATACCATTGAAAACGGATCCCGTGAGCTTGCCTTGGTGAGGGAGAAAGGGGGCAAAGTGACGAACTCGGTCATCCACACCCTCACCCGTGATTCAGATAATGATCGCCAGCGTGTAGATCAAATTACACTTTTAGACATGGCCCTGCGCTTTAATCCCGATATTGTCGTAGTCGGTGAAATGCGCGGCGCTGAAGCTAATGCGGCACAGGAGGCTGCTCGAACCGGTGTAGCTGTACTGACTACCATTCACTCCAATTCTTGTGAAGCTACCTATCGCCGTATGGTATCCCTATGCAAGCGTGCTGTGGATATGAGCGACGCCACCCTTATGGATTATGTGACGGAGGCCTATCCCATCGTGGTATTTTGTAAACAGCTGGAAAACAAGCAACGCCGTATGATGGAAATACAAGAATGCGAAATCTTGCCCGATGGAACAAGGCATTTTCGACCACTGTTTCAGTATGTCATAACGGAAAATCGCATGGAGGATGGAAACTTTATGATTGAGGGACACCATGAGCAGGTGAACACTATTTCCGAAAGTCTTGCCAAAAGACTTCTGGAAAACGGTATGCCACAGCCCATCATCAATAACCTCAGAGAGGGGGTTAAAACTATATGACAACCATTCAGCTTGTTGCCTGCGTCGGAATGATAGCAGGTTTTTTTATTTTACTGAACCTGTCACCTATGGAATTTACAGACAGAGTGTTTGCAAAACTTAATGATAAGCCGAGATCTCTTCGTGATGAGATCAATGAAGCCACTCGCCGCAAAAAGAAATCTTATCTGCGCCGTGAAATCGCCGAGGTGCAGGCCATCCTAAAAGTCACAGGCAGGACGGCAAAATTTCCTGTGCTCTGTGGGGCGGCTCTGCTGTTCTTTTGCATCGGCGCCTCTATCGCAATCATGATGGGAAACATTTTTTTAATCCCTGTTATGGCAGTAGGATGTATGTTTCTGCCTTTTTGGTGGGTGAAGCTGACTGCCGGGCATTTCAAAAAGGATATAGCCGCGGAGCTTGAAACAGCACTTAGCATTATTACTACCGCCTATCTGAGAAATGAGGATATTCTAACAGCGGTAGAAGAAAATATCCCTTATCTCAACCAGCCGGTATTGAATGTATTTCGTGGATTTGTATCAAGGGTCAAGCTGGTAAACCCCGATGTTACAGCTGCACTCCACGACCTGAAAGAACAAATAGATAACGCTGTGTTTCGAGAATGGTGCGATGCCATTATTGCCTGCCAGCAGGACAGGAGTCTAAAAACCACCCTGACACCTATTGTAAGCAAGCTCAGCGATATGCGTGTGGTCAATGGTGAACTGGAGAATATGGTGTTTGAACCTCGTAAAGAATTTATTATCATGCAGGTTCTGGTAGTAGGAAACATTCCTCTCTTATATTTTTTGAACAAAGATTGGTATCACACCTTAATGCACACCCTCCTGGGGCAGATTGTTTTGACGATCTGTGCCGCTGTTATTTTCATTTCCACGGCATTTGTTATCAAGCTGACCCAGCCAATAGAATACAGGAGGTAACAGATGACAATCTATATACTTTTATTTGGAGTCCTCCTTGGATTAGGACTCTTTTTTATAGCTGCTGACCTGTTGAAGCTGCCTACCCTTGCTACAGAAAAGGCGATGCTTTTAGCAGGAAAGCAGGCAAAATCCAAGCCTAAAACCATCGATACTTTACTTCGTTCAGCGGCTGTAAAGCTATCAAAATATATACCCATGGATGAGTATAAAAAAAGCCGCATGGCCAATGTGCTGTCAGCGGCAGGTTTTTCAGAAACACCTGAACTTTTTACTGCAATGGCGGTTGTAAAATCTGTCGCCGTTGCCTTGGCGGTTATTCCCTGCCTAATCGTACTGCCTCTCTTAGCACCCATTGTAGTGTTTCTTGCCATCCTCATCTATTTTAAGGAGATTCGTAAGGCAGATGAGGCTTTGTCTGCAAAGAGAAACAAGATTGAGCAGGAACTGCCAAGATTTGTGGCGACCATTACCCAAGAACTGAAAGCCAGCCGGGATGTGTTATCCATGTTGGAAAGTTTCAAGAAAAATGCAGGAGAGGATTTTTCCGCCGAATTAGATATTTTAACGGCTGATATGCGTTCATCATCTTATGAAGCCGCCCTTACACGCTTTGAAGCGAGGTTTAATTCACCCATGCTCTCAGACATTACCCGCGGACTGATCGGTGTCCTGCGGGGAGATGACAGTGCTATGTATTTTCAAATGCTTTCTCATGATATGAAGCAGTTGGAACTGCAAAGATTAAAGGCACAGGCCATGAAGATACCGCCTAAAATCCGTGTATTTTCCTTTGCTATGCTGATGTGTTTTCTTATGACCTACATGGCGATCATTATCTATGAAATTATCCATTCCCTTGGCGGGATGTTTTAGGAGGGCGGTGTTATGCTAAGAAAAACAAAATATATTCTAAAAAGCAGACGAGCCGAGGGCTATATTGATATCTGTATTCTGATTATCTGTGCCATGCTGGTTATAGCCCTCGCAGTAAAAGTCTTTCCTGTCTATATCCAAAAACAACAGGTGGATACCTTTGCCGTGGAGCTGATTCGGGAAGCGGAAATTGCAGGCCGTGTAGGAAGTGAAACAAGTCGTAGAGAACAGATTCTATGTGAAAAAACAGGACTTAATCCTACTGTCACATGGTCAAAAACAGGTAAAATCCAGCTTAATGAAGAATTCACCGTAACAGTCACCTATCAGGCTGACATCGGCTTATTCTCAGGCTTTAGCTCCTTTCCCATTACCCTGCGTTCAGATGCGGCAGGAAAATCAGAAGTCTATTGGAAGTAGGTGGCGATATGGAGAAAATTAAACGAATTTTAAAAGATAAAAGAGCTGCATCCTTTCCCCTTATTATAGCCATCACTCTATCTTTAGTTATAATTTTCAGCGGTATTTCAGAATACTTCCGCCTGATGATTGTCGCCCAAGGTGTTCGTGATGCCGTGCAATCAGCTGTTATTTCAACTGTTAATGATAATTACGATGATGTGTATCACGGTGTCCGTGAAGGGTATTCAGGGGCTTATCAACCTATCGCCGCGGATTTTGAAGAAAGTCTTGATTATGGCGATATATATGACAGGCTGGATAGCATCCTTGGACTTCGCTACAGCGGTGGTTATCATGAAAAGCGCACATCTGAAAACAAGCTGGAATTTCGCATATGGGGGCTTTCAGTAAATATTAAAAATGCACCATTTGCTGCAAGGGATCAAAGTGCCGCACGATTTCAGGCGGACAGCACCATTATGCTGGAGGTGCCGGTATCCTTTGGGGGAAAGCTGCTGCCTCCTATGCAAATAAAGGTAAAAACCAGTGCCGGTTATACCCCAAAATTTTAAGCCCCATGATCTATGTCAATGGAATCACGAAAATCCTGTTAACAATAATGATAGACTTTTGAACTCTCATGTGGTAGGGTGTGGATTAACAAAATATGTGAATTTAGACAAGGAGGATGCTCTTATGAAAAATATAAATGATAGATTAAAAAAATGGCTTCTAATTGCAGGTGGACTGGCTCTGAGTGTAGTGCTTGTGGTAGCAATTATGAGCCAGTTTAAAGCACCGACAATAAATGACTTAGATCTGCCAGAGCAAAATAGCGGCACACAGAAAGTGGCAGTAGAAAATCCCGATATAACAGAAAAAGAAGAGGACATTAAAGTACCGCCAATACAAATTCAAGAGGAATCCAAAACCGGCAATGGGATAGATAAAGGCACCGAGCAAACAATTCAGCCTAATCCTATCAAGCCGGAGTACACCGATGAACAGCTTAAAAACCCTGACCAAAAGCCGGATGGCGAAAAAGTCACTGAGCAGGATAAACCGATAGAGCATAACAAGGTAGAAAAGCCAAGCACACCGCCCAAGAGTGATAGTCAGCCTCAAGGCGGGGATGTTAATGGTAAGGGTGAGACTTACCTCCCGGGATTTGGCTGGATTAAAAACAGCGGAGAAAATCAAGGAATTGTAGGAGAAAGTGATGGGGATATTAACAAGCAAGTAGGTATTCTGGGAAACTAAATAAATATAGCGTAAAAAATGCACTGCTAAGCGGTGCATTTTTTATTGCGGAAAGGAGTCCGAATGAAAAAAGTATTGACTTCAATTTGCCTAAGCCTTGCCTTGATATGCTGTTTTTCTCTTTCGGCTTTCGCAGTCGGAGATGGGAATATAGATGGTGGGGGCGGTGGCATGGGTGATGGCACAAGTACGAACTCATGGACACCAGGCAACGATGGGGTAAGGGTGACTGTGGTAAGAGCCAGTGATCATGCCGTAGTTACTACCCCTATTGATCTTACGAATAAAAATCCCCCTTCAACATTGTTTCATTTCGGCAAGGTTAGCAAACTAAGCTATAGCAACGGTAAAGGTCTTTCACCTCAGCAAGGAAGCTATCAATATATAAACCCTCCCCAGGCAATACCACGCATTGTAAGCACTAACGGCAGCAACAATATTGATGCAATTAAAAAGTATTTTTGTTCAGAATACACCATAAAACTAATTTCCAATCACACAGGCATGAACTATGATGTGCTGATTGGTGGGGATTACAAGCTGCTTCTTGAACCCTTTGCTTTTTATAAATTTGAGGGTGTGATGATTGCTACAACTGCTACTGAAGCAGCTTTGTACGATGAACAGGTTAGCGGTTTGCTTAGAAAACGAATGACATCTCTGTCACACAAAAACTTGCCCCTCGCTATGTTTTTAGAAGTAGGTGATCTTGGCTATCCGGCATGGAGTGGCAGCAAAACCAGCACTGCTTCAAATGCAGATATTAAATCCAGTCTTGGACTTGGTATTGTACGCTTTCAAGAACAACCGGAGCCTCCTGTTGTTTCCGCCTATGATTATGAATATAGAGTAAATACAGAGGTAATCACATCGGTGAGAGTAAGCGGAGGCCAATCTGACCCCGACAATCCAACCCGTGTAAGCTTCACAATAAATGGCACAACCTATAACGTGGGTAATATCTACTATCCGAGCGGCGACAGTCAGCTTGCATGGGTAAAGTGGAAAACTCCGGCTACGGAGCAGGACATGGTAATTCATGTGTCTGTGCGAGGTCCGGGAGGAACGGATAAAAGTATAATAAACTGCAAGATTGTAGATTTGAGTAAGAATCCCCCGCCTAACCCTATAGCTGATGATAGAAACGATAGCTTTCAAAAAAGTCTTGTTCCGCAGCGGGCAGAAAAAACAAGAGCTGATTGGACAGTTTGGAGTCCCTGGTGGAGGGCATACTGGGTATGGCACGGAGATGAAGAGGATGGGTATTGGTGTGATCACGGATGGTGGGAATTTGATTTAAGCAGATATCATGCTTCTTTTTCTGCTAATTTGGCTATCCGTTGTGATAGCAAAAACCCTACTGCTAACGGTCGAATTATGAAGTCAGGTTATGGAATTAATCAGGAAGTATTTACCTCAGTAAGCAGCAATCAATCCTCCGCAGTGACGAATCCACAAAATGCTGTAAGCTATTTTCCGGAGTTTAACTATGACACCTACTGGAGACTGCTGGAGAGAGTACAAAGCGGAAGTTCCACTCGCTTTGAATTTCAAAAAAACAATTACTCAACCTACAAGAACAGAACACATTTCAGCCCTGTTTGGATGCCGGATGGAAGTTATGAGGTGAATACCTGGATTCTTGATAGCTGGACTCCGGTTGGGATGCTCTCGGCAAATCTAACCGATAGCCTGGCTATTCGAGGATCACTCTGGGATGATTGGCATGTAGCACCGCTAAAGCCATAAAAGAAGGAAAGATAACAATAGAAATCCCTGCAGACGAGAAATGATTATTCTCATCCGCAGGGATTTTGTGTTGAAAATACGAAAAGAAAGAAAGGCGGTCTCTATGACAAAAAATAAAAAAAGAATCCTGATGCTGACTTGTGTCCTCGTGCTCTCCATGCTTTTCTGTACAACGGCTTTTGCAGCCGGTACCGGGGATGTAGCAGGAGCAATTGAAGGCACATGGCGAGATGCTTCAGGGCAGATAAAGACAGTGGTAAACAATGTGGTATTTCCAGCAATAGACCTTATTTTAGCTGTATTTTTCTTTGCTAAGCTTGGGATGGCGTATTTTGACTATCGCAAGCACGGCCAATTTGAGTGGAGTGCCCCGGCAATCTTGTTTGCCTGCTTAGTGTTTACCTTAACGGCACCACTCTATATTTGGACGATTTTGGGGATGTAGGTAAAGCAAGAGCCAATGCATCGATAAAAATGCATTGGCTCAATTAATATTGTAATGGTATTTGTAACTCAAAGTACGACACTTATATAAGATTTATAATAATTTTATAGTCATATCTGGACATGGATTTTTATGAAAAACAATTCGCCAGTCTACTCTTTCTACAGGTTCAAAGTGCAAAGCAGAACACGTGGCACGAAGCTTTCCTTGCCTACTATTGCCAAAAGGAATGGCAGTAGGTGCAGATGCACCACCGATGATTCCAATTGCAAAAGAATCACTGATAGCCTGCGGTTCCATTGGATTATGATGCTTTTTACGAGGTCTATCTCCAATGTTGCAGTCTCGAACCGAGAAGGACTCGTCATCAAGGTCTGGTGAAATGGTGTAGTTCATTGCAATGCAGTGGGATGGAAAATCGTAATTATCATCTATAAAACTATTGGTTGGGATTTCTTGTTGTTCGTATTTCTGCACAGTCATTGTGTGCAATATATTCGTTATTGGATTCGTAAACTCAATGCATTCGCCGGGAACATTTACATTGAAATGCGAACCACTGATATTAATGCGGTCGTGTTTAATCGTAGCACTTAGAGAGGATATTGAGGGATTACCTTTTGTTTGCCAAGGAAAGGCTGATCTCCATATGACCCAGCCTGAGTCTTGGTCAAGTCCATAGTGTTTACAGACGCCATCACTTTCTATCCCATTCTGCTCGGGAAAACAAGGATTCCATGATAATCCACAACCGTGAGAAGATGAAATTGTCTTTCCGTTTAAGACAATCTCGGGACTGAAATTGACAGTCATCGGGTTTTCAGCTTCAATTTCCTCTCGTTGCTGCTCAGAAAAGTTACTGCCATCATTCTCAGGAGAAAGTTTCCACTTATCTATGAAGTCACTAATGTGCTTGGCAGGGATTTCTATGCAAAAATCTATAACTAATCCACGACTACAGGAATAGATGGAAGGAATATACCATTCCTTGTTGTTTGAATTAAAATAAGCTTGAACAGGAATCTCTTTACCTGGCCTTTGCCTACCTGAGTGTCCCAAAAAATTACCGTCAAAATACACCTTCCATTCGGGAAGCGTCGGTGCAGGCGGGATAAAGTCTTCATAGTCTTTTGTAAATTTGATTTTGCCGTAGTCAAACTGAGCCTGCAATTGTTTAATATAGGTAAAAGGGTGCTCAATTGGTTCAAGATGTAGCTTTTCACGAATGATGTTCAACGCCGACATTTGTTCTTCGGTAACCGGATTATCCTCTAAAAAGGTGTCAAACTCCTCCTGATCCCAGCTATGTACCTGTTCTAACGCTGTGGTATCACCGCAAGCAAGTAAAAGACACAGAAAGTCAGAAAAACTGCTTGCCAGTGGGTGCACATAGTTCCCAGGAGTGTTCATAGGGCTGACGGCAAATACTGTTTCTCCGAACCCTCGTATGAAACAAAAATGAATGCCATCTACACCTGCCCATCCAATGATTTTTGCACCTTTGGGTGTGCAAAAATATAGGCTTTCGTTATCCCCTCTTCCTATGCCCAGCAGCATGGTGTCAATATTTAGCTTGTTAAATTTTTTATAAGTTGTCATATTGATTTACCTCTCATTTTTTATAGAAAGCAACTCCTGTAGCTTTTCAATCTGTGAACGAAATCCATCAAGGTTTTCACTATCTTTACGATAATTATCACCAAGTATCATTTTAGCCATATCGTCAGTGTACTGAATAGAGTAAGGATCGTAAATACCATCATTTAAGCTGAAGGTAATGTACTCTGCGTTTTCAATAAGAGAGAACATTATCAGGGCATTTATTTGGAAAGGGGATTGATTATCTGCTCCCGAATAAAAATTACGAATCTCTGTATCTGTTTTAAACTTCACCGATACGGCATAGGGGGGCTCGCTTGTATGCAACTCAAAACTGTCATAGGCTACACCTTCAGGGAACTGCAATAGACTAATGATATTTCCCACAGCTGAATTATCGCCAATATATTTCGTGCGGGCATTCCACAAGGCAGTAGTAGTATCTTCCAAATCAGCTCCACCATTGGATATATAAACTTTAGCTACAGAAACACTCGTTTCCCGACTTGTCTTGTAAATACCGGAGTATGCTTCCTCGATATAGTATTTATTACCTTCGGCAAATAAGAAAAATCTTTGCAATGTTGTGCCTTCAATATATATCCGAAAGTAGTTTTTGCTGTTAGGAGCATCATTGACCGATTTTCTGAAAGTTTTATTTGTGTTTTGCAGAGCATCCAATATGATTTCTATATCGGCTATATCTGTGATTTGAACCACACCAAGGCTATCTCCTTCATTAACCTGTTCGATTTGTATACTGGACACCTCGTCCTTGTCTGGTAGAACAATCGGGGTATTCATTGGATTTGATGACAAACCAACTGCTAAAATTATGACAGCGATCACAGCTAATACGACTACCCAAAAGGCAGGCTTTTTATAATTCAATACATTTTTAATTCTGCCCTTAGTATCACCTTCACCGAAGGCAAGGGGGGTACCGCCAATAATTCGCCTGCCAGTTGCAAGGGTTAAAAGTGAGGCTGAATATTCCTTTTTCACATTACTGCCCAGTTGTTTGATAACTGCCTCATCACAGGACATTTCCATATCTTTGCCGCTAATAAAAAACGCTGCCCATACAAGAGGATTAAACCAGTGCAGGCAAAGCACAAAGAAAGAGAATATTTTCACTATATGGTCGAACCGCTTGATATGCATATCTTCATGGAGCATGATATATCTTTTTTCCTCAGCTGTAAGGGTTGCAGGCAAATAAATTCTGGGACGAATAATACCCATAACAAAAGGTGTTTCTAAATGCTCCACAAGGTAGATATTATCTCTTTCATGAACAGCATCTTTAAGGCGCTTTTGTAACTTCACAAGAGAAACAATGCTGTAAATAAGTAGAATTGTAATGCCTAATATCCAAACAAGAGTGCCGATAAAAACCCAAACTTGCATGGGATTTATACTGGCAGCCGGTGTTGCTGCGGGCAATGATGAGTTCACTGCATGATTAATTGCCGGAATGCCTGTATCTATTGTTGGAATAGGTGCGTAAACAATGTCTTGAGAGATAGGGTTTGTCTTCACAGGCACAAGACTAAACATGCTTTCAAAACTGAAAGGAAAGACCAGGCGGAAGAGCACAACACCCCAAAGGGCATAGGATAAAATTTTAGGTGACTTTTTCAAAAACAGCCTTGTTATCAGCACAAAGATTATCACAAAACTGGCAGTAAAGCTCATATTAAGAATCTGTAAAAATATTTTTTCAACCATTACTAACCCTCCTTGTGCTCATCAATAAGCTTTTGTATTTCATTTATTTCTTTTTTGCTCAACTTATTGCGTCGTGTAAATGCTGCGAAAAATTGTGGTAAAGAGCCCTCAAAAGTTTCATTTAGAAACTGCTCTCCCTGCCCGGCTCTAAAGTCAGCTTCGGACATGATTGAGCTGACTGTACCGCTTATATTTTGAAATAATCCCCGATCACATAAGCGCCTGAGCATTGTGTAGGTGGTAGTACGCTTCCAATCGAAAGCTTCAGCACAAATTTCCGTAAGTGTTCGGGAACTGATAGGCTCATGCTTCCAAATAAGCTGAGCAAACTGCTCTTCCAACTCACCAAGTTTATATGGGTTCATATAATAAACCTCCTGTCGAATATCATTAGACTATATTTAGTCTATCGTGATTAGACAGTTTTGTCAATATTAAGTTTTATAGAAAGGAAATAGAAGATGATTTTAATACTGTTACAAGCTTTTGCAAGAAGGTTTAGATGAATATAAAAAACTATTTGGAGGTTAAATCATGAACTTTTTTGAACAGAACTTAAGAAAATGCACCGAAGGATATGAGGATGCAAAATTTATCGGCAATGCCTTATACATTCCCTTGAGCGAAAACAACAGGCTGAAGTTACAATTTGTCACCTTGGGGCATGCGGATCATTATGCAGGGATTCGCCTCACCGCACTAGATAAGAACAGCGGAACCATCGACAGCACGACACTTAAATTTAAGGATATCTGGGGCAAAAAGAAGATAAATAATCCTAATTTCAGTGATGGCCTTGTACCGCATGCTTGGGCATATAATGGAGTGACTGAATGGTATGGATACCAGCCAACAACAATGGATTTTAAGCAGCTGGCAGAGCAAATTGACAGCTATGCCGAGCTTTTTATGGAGCAAAACTATCAGCAGAAAGAAACAGATGATGCATACCTAAGTATGAAACAGTCTATGTAAACTATATACAGTACGATTTATTGGTATTTGGTATAGATAAAGTCTATATGTTGTGGTATTCTTCTGTGCTTGAAGGAGGTGGAGATAGTGCAGAAAGAAAAAATTCTTCGTGAGCTTTACCGCGGAAGATTAATGCTTGCGGAAAAAAGCATTGTTCCAGGCAGTGAATTTCAAAAACAGCAGTATCGGCTTGTCGAACTTGAAAAAGAAATCGAAGCTATGCTGGATGAGAAGGAGAAGGAAAGATTACATGAGTATCTAACGGTACAAAACAATTTGCTTTACAACGTTGGAGAAGAACGATTTATAGAAGGTTTTCGAATGGGAGCAAAACTTATACTTGAAATATTTGAAAAAGATGGCGAACAGACAAAACCGATAAGCGGCTAACTGCTCGTCATTTTTTATGCAAAAACCAGGGCATATCGTGATAAACGGTATGTCCTTATTCTTTTTACAGGGAGGTGATTCACCTTTGTTTATATGGGATTTTATCCTTGGCGATGTAATGAGTCAGCTTATTGACTGGATATATGGTCAGGTAATCGGATTTCTCGGTGATTTCTTTTCACAGATGGGAAACATGGGTGTGGAATTATTTGAAATGAACTGGGTAGCCTCAATCGTGTTGTTCTTTTCTTATCTGGCTTGGGCGCTGTATGGAACAGGTTTAGTGGTATCCTGCTTTGAAACCGGCATTGAATACCAACACGGCAGAGGGAGCATCAAAGATGCCGCATTAAATGCTATCAAAGGCTTTATGGCAGTATCCTTATTTACCATCGTACCGGTGGAGCTGTTCAAGCTATCGGTAAATCTGCAAAGCAGTCTTACAGCAGGACTTACAGGTTACGGGCAAAGCTTTGGTGAGGTGGCAAATCAAATCATCGCCGGTCTTGGAAGTACACCCGATCCAAGTGGGGCAATCAGCTCCGGTATCTTTGGCGGCCTGTCTGTTATTACAAGCCCGATTATGCTGCTCTTTATCATTATTATGATGGGCTATTCGGTAATAAAAGTGTTCTTCGCCAATCTTAAGCGGGGCGGGATTCTGCTCATTCAAATTGCTGTAGGGAGCCTCTATATGTTCTCTGTTCCAAGAGGATATATTGACGGCTTTGTCCAGTGGTGCAAGCAGATCATCGGTCTGTGCCTTACTACATTTTTACAAGCAACAATCCTAACTGCCGGACTGATGGTGCTAAAGGATCATGCTTTGCTTGGACTTGGGCTCATGCTTGCCGCAGGAGAAGTGCCGAGAATCGCCGGTGCCTTTGGCCTTGATACAAGTACAAGAGCGAATATGATGAGCGCAGTTTATACGGCTCAGGCTGCAGTTAATACAACCCGTACAGTTGTGCAAGCAGTGGCTCCAAAATAAATGAGAAAGGAAAAAAATTATGAAAATTATTTATGTAGCTTCCCCTTATGCAGGTGATATAGAAAAAAACACAGTGTTTGCCAAACGAGCGTGCCGCCATGTGATGGATCAAGGGCACGCTTTTTTTGCGCCCCATTTGTTATACCCCAGCCTGCTTTGCGAATCAGTTCCAAAAGAACGCCAGCTGGCACTGGATATGGGGCTTGTTATACTCTCAGCTTGTGATGAATTATGGTGCTATGGGGATCGTATTTCTCAAGGCATGATGGCGGAAATTATAGAAGCTGAAAGGCTTGGTATCCCCATTCGGAGAGTAATGGAACAGGAAAAAGGCTTTGTTATTGGAAATGTTAAAGGTAATACACAGGCCGAGGCTTCCACACCGGTAATGGCAATAGGTATGGTCTGATGATGACCATGGGAAGCCTCTTTGATGGGATTGGGGGCTTTCCTCTTGCTGCAGTTCGTAACGGAATAAAGCCTGTGTGGGCAAGTGAAATAGAAACCTTTCCCATCGAAGTAACGAAAATTAGATTCCCTGATATGCCCCATGTGGGGGATATTACAAAACTAAATGGTGCAACATTGCCGCCGGTTGATATCATCTGCGGCGGCTCACCATGTCAGGATTTGTCTGTCGCCGGCCAGCGTGCAGGCCTTGCTGGAGAACGCTCCGGCTTATTCATGGAACAGACACGTATTGCAAAGGAGATGAGAAAAGCCGATGAACAAAGAGGTATACCAACTCACCTTATACGACCTCGATACCTCGTTTGGGAAAATGTCCCCGGAGCTTTCAGCTCAACAGAAGGCGAGGACTTCCGGGCGGTCATCGAGGAGATTATCCGCATTAAGTACAGTTCCTGTGATGTGCCTCAACCTGAATCCGGACGCTGGCAATCTGCTGGGGCTGCCATTCTGGGAGATGAATTCAGCCTGGCTTGGCGTGTCTTGGATGCTCAATTCTGGGGAGTCGCCCAGCGCCGCCGTCGTATCTTCCTTGTCGCAGATTTTGGAGGATGCACCGCACCCCAAATATTATTTGAGCAAGACCGCCTGTTTGGGAATATTGCGCAGAGCCGAGGCTCGGGGCAAGGAACTGCCACAACAATTGAAGGAGGCTCTGATGATTCAGGCGGAGCTTGCCTGATACCGTGGGATGTGCAAAGCCGCCGTATTTTTGAGGAAACAGGCACGTGGCCAGCTCTTTATAGTGGTCAAGGCGGCGGCCATGGATATATTCAAACAGAAGAAAAAGAGACCGTGGGCTCTGATGGTTACAACGGTGATCTGACTGGGGAGGTATCTTCAACCCTCGGTGTTAATTGCGGCATGTCTACCGGCAGGAACGGTATTATTACACAGGCATCAGTAGCCTTTCATGTCAATCAGCGTGATGAGGTAATTGACTTAGATGGTGTATCCGGTGCCCTGCTGGCAACACGGAATATGCAGATGCAGACATTTGTCGCTCAGGAACCACTCCTATGTCTCAATGATCATGGCGGTGAGCGGATGGATATCACCGAGGAAGTAACCCCGACCCTCAGGGCAGGTATGGGCGGACATCCACCGCTTATCACCCAGCCAAGCAGTGCCGGCATGAGCGGAAATAACCAGCCGGTACTATTTGAAAACCATCCCAAGGATGGTAGATATAATGGTCCCCTTGGAGTAGCTCCAACACTTGCAGCCCGTATGGGAACTGGCGGAAATAATGTTCCTTTAGTGGGTAACCCTGTAGCATTCTCCCTTGATTCTAAGGAATCAAATAGCATGAAATCCTCAAATCCCAATTCGGGATGCAGAGAAACAGAAATAGCCCGAACCATTGATACCACCAATCCCGACCCAAGTAAAAACCAAGGCGGTATCGCTATCTTGCAGGAAAGCTTCTGTATAGCAGGAAACATTATAGACAGGCAGGTGCAAAACGGAGGCAACGGCCTTGGATGCCAGCCTGACATTAGTTACACATTAACCGGAGCCGACCGCCATGCAGTATTCAGCCGACAAAGAAGTGATGAATTTTCAGAAAATGAGGTTGTCGCAACTCAAAGTGCAAGGCAGCACAAGGATGCTACAGACCTTGTTTGCCAACCGGAGATCTTTGGTCAATCCCAGTTTGGGAATTATTCCGAGGGTTGTACCACCCTTCGGGCACAAGGCGGTGATAACGGCGGGGGCAGTGAAAATCTTATAGCGACCGCTGGCGGAAAGAACAGAAAACTCATCCGCCGCCTTACTCCACTTGAATGTGAACGGCTTCAAGGCTTTCCTGACGGCTGGACGAATATTCCCGGCGGTTCTGACAGTGCCAGATATAAAGCACTTGGAAATAGTGTGGCGATACCCTGCGTAGACTTTGTGATGCGGGGCATTGCTTATTTTTTACAAAGAATTTATAGAGAACAGGAGGATTGAACCTTGTACATTTACCCTGATAACTTAAAATCTAAGGCCACGCTATGGCTGTGGGAGCTTAGAGATATTGGCATCATTGGTGTAGGATGTCTCATATCTGTGTTTGCTCTTTCCCAACTCGGATGGTTTTTGCCCATCGTAGTAACAGCCGTATATGCCTTTTTATCTATCCGTTTTGAGGATACAAGTATTCTTGATTTTATCAGATATGCCGCTGTGTTTTTTATCGGCAAAAAGCAACTTTATGAATGGAGGGAAAGTGCATGAGCAGAAAAAAGAAAAGTGAAGCCAAAGAAAAGGCATCTACAAGGCAGCTCATGGGCATTGAAAACATCAATAGTCATGCTTTGGTTACCGGCTATGGAGAACTGGTATTTTTTATGATTAAGCCCACTAATATCAGTGTGTTGTCTGAAAGCAGTGTGGGTGCAAGGATATATGCCCTGATGAATGTTCTCAAAGGTATTGCAGAAATTGAGATGCTTTGCCTTAACAGCCGTGAGAATTTTGAAGATAACAAAGCCCATTTGCGCAGCCGTATGGAAGAGGAACAAAATCCGGTCATACGCAAACTGCTCCAGCAGGATGCAGTCTCACTTGACCGCATGCAGGTGCAGATGGCAACAGCCCGTGAATTTCTCATCATCATTCGCCTGCGTGACGAGAAGGAATCAGAAGTTCAACCCTATCTCTCCCGTATAGAAAAGTCCCTGAAGGATCAGGGCTTCACTACAAAAAAAGCAAATGAAACTGACATCAAGCGTCTCTTAGGCGTATATTACGAGCAGAATGTTACAACCGAAAAATATGAGGACTTCGATGGAGAAAGGTGGGTGATTGTCGGTGAGTAAAGCCAGAAAGAAAAAAGTTGTAGTATCGGCCGAGGATACAAAAATTAAAGATTTCCTCGATATGATAGCACCCGGTGTTATTAAATTTAATGTGGATCATTTTATTTGCGGAAATACCTTTCGCTGTGTCTGGGTGCTGCGAGAATATCCAACAGCAACCGATGAGCAGGCAATCCTGCGGCATTTAGGCGAAAAGGACGGTGTAACCCTACGCATCTATACAAGACAGGTTACGGCAGGAGAAGAAAAGAAAATCATTCATAATGCGGCCAATAAAAATCGTATGGATAAAAGTAACACCAGTAATCTTCAGCAGACCGTCACCGCCGAAAGCAATCTACAGGATGTGGTTACCTTGGTATCAGCCATGCACAGAAACCGAGAACCCCTGTTGCACTGTGCTGTTTACATTGAGCTGACAGCCCACAATCTTGATGCACTGAAACTCCTGCAGACCGATGTTTTAACAGAGCTGGTACGATCAAAGCTCAATGTGGATCGCTTGATTCTGCGCCAGCGGGAGGGTTTTCTTGCTGTAGGCCCTGCCGGACATAATGTGTTTGGGAGTCAGTATGAACGGGTTTTGCCTGCCAGCAGCGTGGCGAATCTTTACCCCTTTAACTATTCCGGCAAGACCGACCCCGGCGGTTTCTACCTTGGTAGGGATAAGTTCGGAAGCAATATTATTGTGGATTTTGATAAGCGTGATGACGACAAGACCAATGCCAACATCCTAATCCTTGGTAACAGCGGTCAGGGCAAAAGCTATCTGCTTAAATTGATCCTGTGCAATGTACTGGAATCTGGTAAGACTGTTCTGTGCTTAGACCCAGAGCATGAATATGTGGAGCTTGCAGAAAATCTCGGCGGGTGCTTTATCGACCTCATGTCCGGTCAGTATATAATCAATCCATTAGAACCAAAGGCATGGGATGAAAACGGAAGCTTTGGTGATAGAGATGCTCCCCAGGCCTTTCTGCAGCGCACAAAGCTCAGCCAGCATATATCTTTTCTTAAAGACTTTTTTCGCTGCTACAAGGATTTTGATGACCGCCACATTGACACCATCGAAATTATGTTGGGTAAGCTCTACGGGAATTTTAATATCAGTGACAGCACCAATTTCACAAAATTAAATACTGAGGATTATCCCATCCTCTCCAATCTATATGAACTGATTGAGGGTGAATATAAGGGTTACGACAGCAGCAAACACCAGCTTTATACGGCAGAGTTGCTGCAGGAAATCCTTTTGGGGCTTCACTCTATGTGCATGGGTGCGGAAAGTAAATTTTTTAATGGACACACCAATGTCACCAGTGACCGCTTTATTGTGTTTGGAGTAAAAGGACTTTTGCAGGCAAGCAGAAATGTGAAGAATGCTCTGCTCTTTAATGTTTTATCCTTTATGAGTGATAAGCTCCTGACCGAAGGCAACACTGTCGCCAGCATTGATGAGCTATATCTATTCCTTACGAACCTCACCGCCATTGAGTACATCCGAAACTTTATGAAGCGTGTGCGAAAGAAGGAATCGGCGGTCATTTTAGCATCACAGAATCTTGAGGACTTTAATATTGAAGGGATCAGAGAATTGACAAAGCCATTGTTCTCTATTCCGACTCACGCTTTTCTTTTTAACGCAGGCAACATTGATAAACAGTTTTATATTGATTCTCTCCAGCTTGAGGAATCGGAATATAATCTCATCCGCTTTCCCCAGCGTGGAGTATGTCTATATAAATGCGGTATTGAGCGATACAATCTTGCCGTTCACGCACCGGCCTATAAGGAAAAACTGTTTGGGAAAGCAGGCGGAAGATGATGAAGAAGGGAGAAGAATAATGACAAAGTTAATAGATCATAAGGAAAGTAAATCAGGGCTTCTTGAAGATATGCTGTCTTTTATCCGCTACACTCCAGACCGTGAAGCGGATATTTTAGCTTTTATGGAGAAATATCAAAAGTCAGAAAGTGAAGAAAGACCAGGAATCTTAGATAATCTACGATACTGCATGGACGGAAAAGAATATCCTAATCCCTACGCTGACAGCTATCATTATACACTGGAAGATGTATCTTTGATGGAAAGGATTTTAGACGAATACATTGAGGATCTGATATCTGCGGAAGGTGATTCTGCTGCTATTTCTGAATGTGTTAAAGATGCAGTCTTAAAAATCAATGCTCTCAATGAGGAATGCAGCCGGCATTTAATTGATACTTGGCGAAGGGAGAGACTTTGCAGTTTTATCAATTCGGCCGCTGAAATGGCGGGACTTTTACATGAAAAAGATCATACCCTCCAACACAGAATGTGGTAAGGGCGGTGATTAAATGGAGATACAAGGCCAAGATTTCGGAATTGAAATTGAAATGACTGGTATTACAAGAAGCCGTGCCGCAGAGGTAATTGCCGAATACCTTGGCACGACCAAGGAATATGAAGGCACTTATTACGATGTATATTATGCCCGTGACAGCGAAGGCCGCAAATGGAAAGTTATGAGCGATGCCAGTATTGACTGTCAAAGAAAAGAAGGCCGCAGAAAAGTGAGTGCTGACAGGAGCTACAGCGTAGAACTGGTTAGCCCCATATGTCAGTATAAAGATATTGAAGCCGTACAGGAAATGGTTCGTAAACTGAGAGGTGCAGGAGCCTTTATTAATTCCTCCTGTGGTATTCACATTCACATTAATGCTGCCCCTTTTGAAGCCCCAAAGCTTCGGAATCTTGTCAATATCATGGCTGCTAAAGAGGACATGATTTATAAAGCATTAAAGGTGTCACGAGGTAGAGAAACAAGCTTCTGTCAGAAGATTGATCCAATCTTTTTGGAACAAATTAATCGTAAGAAGCCTGCAACCTTAGAAAAACTCAAAAGTATTTGGTACAACGGAGGCGATGGAAGCCGTGAACATTATCACTCCAGCCGCTATCGATGTTTGAATCTGCATAGCGTGTTTCAAAAAGGAACTGTTGAATTTCGTGCTTTTAACGGCGATTTACATGCCGGGAAGATTAAAGCATATATTCAGTTCTGTCTTGCCATTACAGCGCAGGCTCTCAATCAGCGCTCTGCAAGCCCGATAAAAACTGAATCCAGCAATGAGAAATATACCTTTCGTGTTTGGCTTTTGCGCCTTGGTATGATTGGGGATGAATTTAAAACAGCACGAAAGCATCTGCTGGATCATCTGGAAGGCTGTATTGCCTGGAAAGACCCGGCTCAAGCAGAAAGGCAAAAAGAAAGGCTTAGGGAAAAGCGTGAAGCAGAGCTGGCACAGGCTGCAGAAGCAGAACAAGAGCCAACAGAAGCTATTAATTTGGAAGCGGAGGATGGAGAATCCCCCGCTTTTACTATGTCAATGTGAGGGAGTGCATATGGAAAATAAACTATATATCGCCTACGGCAGTAATCTTAATCTGCCCCAAATGGCGAAAAGGTGTCCTACTGCCAAAGTGTTGGGGGCATCGGAAATAAAGAATTATGCCCTTGTTTTCAGGGGCGGCAGGCATGGTGCAGTGGCTACAATCGAGCCTTGCGAGGGAAGTTCTGTTCCTGTTTTGCTTTGGGAGATTACCCAAAAGGATGAGAAAGCCCTTGATATTTACGAGGGGTATCCCAGTTTTTACGGCAAGGAAACAATGGAGCTGCCGCTGGATGGAGGAACAGTGCCAGCTATGGTCTATATCATGACTCCGGGACATCGTCTGGGCTATCCTTCCGATTTTTATTACAATACCATCCTTGAAGGTTATAAGAGTGCAGGCTTTGACCTTATTGTTTTGGAGCAGGCGCTTGATTATACCGAGCATTTGATGGAAAGCGAGCCAGAGTTAGAACAGCAGGATATGTTCGGATTTGGCGAGCTGAAATGGTGGTGATTTTATGGCTGACCCTGCAACAATAACTATGGTTGCGAAAGCCGCCGCTACGGCTTTATCGGATGAAAGACTTCGCAAAACTATTGGCTGGACAATCGGTTTAATCCTGTCGCCGGTCATTTTAATCATTGTTTTAATCTGCAGCCTGCTATCTGGCACAGCAGATCATAACAATACTGCTGTAGGCCTATGCTTTGACGGCGGTGTTATTTCGGGCAATGTCCCAGAGGATTACCGAGGATACATTGAGGACATGCGAAGCAGTTTTACACTTTTAGACGGTGCTATTGCCGCAGTAAACAGAGAAATAGAAGATGGAGACAGCCTCGACTCAGTAAGGGTTAAGGCTATTTTTTATTCTCTATTTTTCGGCGCTGAAAGTCCTTCAAGGCTTCAGCACAGACAGTTTGTTGACTCATTTGCCACCTATGAGGAACGCACCAGAACTGTCACTACCACAGATTCAGACGGCAATGAAACTACCGAGGAAGAAACTTATATCGTGGCGGTTCCTATCAGGGAACTGCCCATAGTATATGAAAATATTTCCTTGTCTATGGGGATGGCGGTCACTCACGAGAGCCAAATCAATGCAACAGAAATTTATTACCGTGTGCTTTATGGAAGTCCAGCCCCAACTTATGGTCATGAGTTTGATGAATGGTCAAACGGTTTGCCCCTTTCGTCTGCACCCTTTATCGGAGCAGACGGTTTCTGCTCACCCCTTGGTGAGAGTTGGCGCAGTATGGTCACCTCGGAGTTTGGCTATCGTAAAGACCCGTTCACCGGTAAAGGAGCAGGACATGGCGGGATCGACCTTGGTGCATCCAGGGGCACTTCCATTCGAGCGGCACTTCCCGGAACAGTTTATGTGGTCCGTTATTCCACCAGCGGATATGGCTACCATGTGATGGTAGATCATGGCGGTGGATTTGTTACACTCTATGCCCATTGCTCTAAAATTCTTGTCAGCGAAGGGCAAACCGTAGATGCCGGCAGTATTATTGCCGAGGTGGGTTCTACCGGAAGAAGCACGGGAAACCATCTACACTTTGAGGTGCGAGTGGGTGGAGAAAAGCAAAATCCAAGAAGTTATTTACCATAAAGGAAGGAGTCAACTAAATGAAATTACAAGTAAACTTTGAAAGGAAAATCTCAACTTTTAATTTAAGTGAAGCCTTTATAGAGGCTGTGGTAATACTGCCCGAGCAAAAATTTATAGCCTTTTCAAGAGGGCTTCTCAGGGATGAAGATTTTATAAAAGACCATAAGGAATATATGTATATGGATGAAAAAGGTGTTCGTCACTCCCTCCTTATACTGAGCGACCAATCACATGATGGCTTCCTTGTGGAAAGTCAGGGCTACGATTATGCCAGATATGTTGCTTGGCTTCCTCGTATAAAACCTTATTTCCAGCAACAAATTTTAGAGCTTGCAGACTCTCTCATTAAGGAAGGATGCATGCATACAGAGGGCGGAAATTGGATTACAGATTTTGATGAAATCAAAGAACAATACGGAATTACCATAAAAAACGGTAATGGAATCGGAGAACAAGTCCTCAATATTTTAAGCTGTGCAGATGAAATGGCCGAGGTGGAAATGACTGAGGACGGTTTTGATATGACATTTTATTTGGATTTTTGCCCAAATGTCGTTCAGGAAGATACAGAAATGTCTATGCAGCATATTTAAGAAAGTTGGTTTAGCTAAAAGAAAAGCTATGGAAATACAAGAAAAGCAGGAGGACATTTATATGGATAACATGATTAAAGTTTTAAAAATTGAAGTCGGTCAGCCACCGATTATAAAAGAAATCTGCAACAATCTTGACGGCTTGCAAGCTGAGGTTGACGGTCTTATTCAGGTTATCGGCTTGGATAATGATTGTCTGTTGGTCTGTAATGATGAAGGTAAGCTAAACGGCATGAAGCCCAATCGATGGTTTGGTGATGATATTGTTTGCGGCCCGTTTTTTATTTGTGGCGATAGTATGGAAGGCGATTTTGTTTCCTTAACCAACAAGCAGGCAGAAAAATATGCAGAGCAGTTTGCAGATTCCCCTGCCTTTACCGGCGAGGAACAAGAGTTGGAACCACGCATTACATTTATTAGTTTTTAATGATTGGAGGATAATTATAATGAAAAAAGATACCATCTCGCTTAGTATGGAAGCTCAAAAGCTCGGAGCTACCAAACGCTATATGGAGAAAAAAGATGCATCCATTGAGCATGAACTGGGTGAAGCATTGCAAAAACTATACGAAAAATATGTACCGGCTGCAGTGCGAGAATATATCGATGAAACGGCAGATAGCATGCCCGCCCCAAAAGCTAAAAAGCAGAAAGAAAAAACAACCCAGCACTCCCCTAACCCGCCAAATGAAGATATATAACCCTTGAAACGAAACTCAAGAAGTAAGGGAGCATCATTATCCCCCCTGTCGCCCCCTGTGTGCCCCCGTGTGGGCATTTAAGTCCATGGGTAGGGCGGGTAACACCACTTGGCAGTTTGGAGGGCAAATTGAGGAAGCTTTGCGGACAGACAGAGTAGCCTATGGACAGGCAGAACGACATCACTATGAGCGTGAATCCGTGGATTGAAAATAGAGCAGGAGAAAGAGAGGTGCTGTAAACGCACCTCTCGGTCACAGCGGTCGGCAGTGCCGACCGCCTTTACACCGTAAATACAGCCTTTTTCGCACAGGGTAAAATCATAACAAAGGTGCTGTAAATAGCCTTTTATGCTCTCTTAGGTGCTGTAACGCTTATCTAACCCCAGCCGTATCAGCATTTGCAAGGTGCTCCCCAAGGTGCTGTCAGAAAAATATAAGGAGATTTGATGAAATGAATGAGAATAAAACCGAGCTGAAACAGCGGGTAGTAGCATGGCTCTATCCGGATATGATTCAAAACATGGAAGCTATGATTCAGGCAAAGAATATGAAAAATCATACCGAGTTTATTTCACAAGCGGTGGATTTCTATACCGGATATCTAAGCTGTCAAAACAGCACATCTTTTTTATCGCAGAATTTACTCGGAGCCATTCAAGGTACTTTGCAAAACACAGAAAATCGTGTGGCAAATAATCTGTTCCGCTTATCTGTGGAGATTAGTATGATGATGCATCTTTTAGCGGCCACGCTAGAAGTCACCGATAACGAACTGCAAAGTCTCCGAGGCAGATGCGTTGCAGAAGTAAAAAAGACCAGAGGGAAAATCAAACTAGATGATGCAGTTTTATTCCAGCAAGGTGTTGATATCTAATGGCAAGACTGGTTATTAAAAATGGTTATCTAAAAGGCGGAAAAGCCGCATCCCATCTAAATCATCTGGTCAAATATATTGCCACCCGTGATGGTGTAGAAAAAGTTTCTAATGCTAAGGCACTTTGGAATAGCACCAAAAAGCAGCAATTGCTTATTACTCAAATCATTCGAGAAATTCCCGATAGCAAGGAGTCACTGGAATATGAGGACTACCTTGCCGAGCCAAATCGTGAAAATGCTTCTGAATTTATTTCTATCACATTGGAACAGCACATTGAACAAATCGGTGATAAAGAAAAATATCTTGATTACATCGCAAACCGTCCCAGAGTGGAAAAGTTTGATACCCATGGTTTGTTTGCAGTCGGAGAGCATCCGCTTATTCTCTCACAGGCTGCAAAAGAGATTGCAGAGCATACCGGTAATGTGTGGACACCGATTATTTCCCTTCGCCGTGAGGATGCTGAAAAATTTGGATTCGAAAACGCCGATAGCTGGAAGTCGCTGATTTCTTCAAAGGCGATTGACCTTGCGGAAAGCCTTAAAATTCATCCGGACAATCTGAAATGGTATGCGGCATTTCATAATGAGAGCCACCACCCTCATGTCCATATGATTTGTTACAGCACAAATCCAAATGAAGGATACCTTACTAAGCCGGGGATTCGCAAAATGAAATCAGCTCTTTCAACGGAAATTTTCCGACAGGAGCTGATACCTTTATACGGAGAAAAAACTCAAAAGCGGGATAATCTTACTAAAGAAACACGCACTGCACTTCGAAAACTGCTGATACAAATGCAAAGTGATACACTTAGAAACGAAAAAATTGAAGAGCTTATCACCTATCTTGCGGAGTGTCTGAAACATACCACAGGAAAAAAACAATATGGCTATCTCAAAGCAGAACTAAAAAATGTGGTGGATGAAATTGTAGATGAGCTTGCCAAGGATGAAAGAGTGGCTAAAGCCTATACCCTATGGCAAAAAGCAAAGGGGCAGATTGAGAATATCTATACCGAAACACCATCTCAGCAATTGCCGCTTTCAAAATGCAGTGACTTTAAATCTATTCGTAACATGGTTATAAAAGAAGCAATGGAAATTTCAAAAGGGGAATTTATCTTTGATGAATCAGAAACAGCAGATGCTATTATACCCGAACCCCCTGTTGATAGTAGTATGCCGCCCGACTATTTTCTGCCGGAAAATGCAGACGATATTCAAGACGGCTTTGAACCGCATAAGAAAGAGAATAGTCATCATGGTAAAAGCCGAAGCCCTTCATGGTGGAGCGGGGACTATAAGCAAGCAAAGCAATTTTTCTATGGTGATGAGGATGCCGGAATTACGCAGGATTTTGAAAAGGCCTATAGTCTGTTACTTTTGGAAGCAGAGCTGAATAATCCTCTTGCCATGTATGACATTGGCAGAATGAATGCGGATGGTCTTGGATGCAGTGAAGATGCTGATAAATCACATCAGTGGTATGAAAAGGCACTCACAATATTCCATGCTGCAGAATCTGAAAAACCTTGGAAATATACCCAGTATCGCATTGGGAAAATGTATGCAGCGGGCTTTGGTGCAGAACAGGATTATATGAAAGCCGCTCAGTGGCTTACACAATCGGCAAGTGAAAAATATAAATATGCGGAGTATTCTCTTGCTGGTCTTTATTATAGGGGTAACGGTGTAGAACAAGATTACCAAACCGCCTTTGAACTGTACCTGCACTCAGCTAAACAGGGTTTTCCTTATGCCAGCTTTGAAACAGGTAAAATGCTTCGTGATGGCATTGGCTGTGATAAAAATGAAGAGAAAGCGCAAAAACATTTTTCAGATGCATTTCATGGATTTACTTCCTTGGAAAAACAAAGTCATGATGATAAGCTTCAATATCGTCTTGGCTGGATGCTCCTAAATGGTATCGGTACGGAAAAGGATATACTGCAGGCACGAAGTTATTTTGAAAAAGCGGCATTGGTGGGAAACTCCTTTGCCGCCTATCAGCTTGGCAAGCTGTACTTGGGCGGTGAGGGTATCTTAAAAGATATCCCTGAGGCCTTGCGTTGGTTTAGTATTTCTGCCCAGCAGAAAAATCAGTTTGCAGAATATGCTCTCGGTTGCCTTTATCTAAAAGGTGAGGATGTTCCAAAGGATGTAGCAAAGGCAATTTCATATTTAAAAAGCGCAGCTATAAATGGGAACGAATTTGCCGAATACCGCCTTGGAAAGCTTTATCTTACAGGCGAGGATGTCTCAAAGAATGTGGAAACAGCTTTGCAATATTTGACCGCTTCTGCAAATCAAGGTAATCAATATGCCCAGTACACTCTTGGAAAGCTTTATCTGATGGGGAAAGATATTCTGAAAGATAAAGAAGAAGCCGTAAAGTGGTTCACACTCTCGGCAGCGCAGGGTAACATCTATGCTCAGTTTTTTCTTGACCATATAGATGAGTTTAAAGAACCGTCTGTGATGCTGGCAGCTACAAGGTTACTACACCATATGAGCCGCATTATCGGTGACACCCCACCGGCAAGAATACCGCCGAACCAGCGTGCCGATCGGAAACTCTTGCAGAAGATAAGGGCTAAGAAGCAGGCGCAGGGTCAAAAGCAAGATGATCATGAACAGTCTATGCACACCATATAAAGATTGGGGGATCTACATGAAGAAACGGAAAGAAAAAAGTATTAAGTCGCACCTCAAAAAATTACTCATGCCAAAGCAGCACCGGAGCGTTAATCGCCCGGTGTTTTTTCATCGCATCGGCAATCGTCATAGATAGGAGGCACCTATGGGAAACTATATTCATTTTACGGAGGAACAAAAATATCGTGCCAATAATGTTGATCTTATAGATTTTTTATACCGCCAAGGTGAAAAGCTTATTGCCAGCGGCAGAGAAAAGCGGCTTGAATCAGACCGCAGCATCACTGTCCGTGGTAACGAATGGTATGATCATTCAAAAGAGCGTGGCGGCTATGCCATAGATTTCGTTAAGGACTTTTATAACTTGTCTTTCCCTGATGCAGTAATTTTATTGTTAGGCGGTGAACAGGGTATTGAATATACCCCTGCGAAGAAAAAAAGACAGGAAGAGCCAAAACCCTTCAAACTGCCTGATGCACATTCAGATATGCGCAGGGTTTACGCTTACCTTGTAAAAACGAGAAAGATAGACCGTGATGTAGTCAGTTTCTTTGCCAAAGAAAAATTGCTTTATGAATCCTGCGAAAAATCAAAAGATGGTAACAAAAAATATCATAATGCGGTGTTCGTTGGATTGGATGAAAAAGGAGTGCCTCGTCATGCACACAAGCGAGGACTTTATACCAAGGGCATCAGCTTCAAAGGAAATGTGGATGGATGCAATCCGGCATATAGTTTTCATTATATCGGCAGCAGTGATCGTCTTTATGTTTTTGAGGCGCCTATTGATTTACTATCTTACATCACACTGCAGCCACAGGATTGGCAAGCTCACAGCTATGTTGCCCTTTGCGGAGTAGGCAGCCAATCAATGATGAAAATGCTTGAGCTAAATCTGCACCTTAAAGAGGTAACCCTCTGTCTTGATAATGACGAGGCAGGTCATAAGGCATCGGAACGGCTGAAAAATCAGCTTAAGGAAAGTGAATATAGGTGCTCCCTGCTTATGTCCCAAGGTAAGGACTGGAATGATGATTTAATAAGCAGCCAGCAGGTACAGGGAGGCTTTGAAATGAGAATGGCATAAGAAGAAAGGAGTTATCCATGATATCTCAAGTTTATATTCTCATAGCAGCGACCGCCGTGATGTTTTCAGTCATCGGCGGTCTTTCGCTTTTAGCTCATTACTATACCCTCAATGGAATCAAATCCCGTACAGTGGGTGATGGGCAACATGGTACAGCAAGATTTGCTACCAAGAATGAAATCAAAAGCACCTACAAACACATTCCATTTAAGCCAAAGGAGTGGAGAAGGGGTATGGCACTACCTCAAGTTAATCAGCAGGGGTTAATCCTTGGAAGCACAGGCAAGAAAAATGAACTTACTGCACTGGTAGACACAGATGATGTCCATTGCCTGATGATTGGTGCATCCGGTGTGGGTAAGACTGCTTTTTTTCTTTATCCTAACCTTGAATATGCCTGTGCCAGCGGCATGAGCTTTCTCACCACCGATACCAAAGGAGATCTCTATCGAAATTACGGAGCTATTGCCCGTGACTACTATGGCTACCATGTGGCAGTCATTGATTTACGTAATCCAACCCGCTCGGATGGTAACAATATGCTTCACCTTGTTAATAAATATATGGATTCACATAGAGCTGATGAAAGGAATCTTGTTGCGAAAGCTAAGTCAGAAAAATATGCAAAGATTATTGCCAAAACCATAATCAATGCGGGTGGCGAAAATTACGGACAAAATCAGTTTTTCTATGATGCCGCCGAAGGACTTCTTACTGCTGTGATTTTGTTAATCGCAGAATATCTTCCTCCGACAAAAAATGGGGATGGCTCAATCACTGATTGTCGTCACATTATAAGCGTATTCAAATTGGTGCAGGATTTACTTGCTCCAAGCAAAGTGAAAGGTAAAAGCCAGTTCCAGCTTTTAATGGATAAGCTCCCCGGAGACCATAAAGCACGATGGTTTGCAGGGGCGGCACTCAACTCAGCAGAGCAAGCCATGATGTCTGTTCTCTCTACGGTACTCTCAAGGCTAAATTCTTTTCTTGATTCCGAGATGGAGCAGATTTTGTGTTTTGATACAGCCGTGGATGCAGAAAAGTTTGTAAATGAAAAATCAGCATTATTTATTGTTCTCCCGGAAGAAGATTTAACGAAATATTTTATGGTCAGCCTGATGATTCAACAGCTCTATCGTGAAATTTTAGCAGTAGCCGATGAAAATGAAGGTAAGCTGAAAAACAGAGTAGTATTTTACTGTGATGAGCTTGGTACACTTCCTGCAATTGATTCGCTGGAACTGATTTTTTCTGCCAGCCGTTCCCGCCGCCTGACCATGGTACCTATCATTCAAAGTTTTGGCCAGCTTGAAAAAAACTATGGGAAAGAAGGCTCCGAAATTATCGTTGATAACTGCCAGGATACTATCTTCGGTGGCTTTGCACCCAACAGCCAGACTGCCGAGGTACTGTCCAAGGCGATGGGCAGCCGTACCGTCATGAGTGGTAGCATCAGCCGCGGCAAAAATGACCCCAGCCAATCTTTACAGATGATGGAGCGTCCTCTCATGACAGCAGATGAACTGAAGTCTATTCCAAAAGGAAACTTCGTAGTCATGAAAACCGGCACTCATCCCATGAAAGCCAAGCTGAGTTTATTCTTAGATTGGGGCATTACCTTTGATAGTGTTTATACAGTAGCAGAACGTGCCCATCGAAAGGTCAACTATGCAGATAAACAAATACTAGAGGAAAATATAATGCGCCGTCATTCAGCATTTGTCGCTGTTGATACTGAAACTGGTGAATTATTGGAGGAAGAGGGCGGCACTGGTACTTTGCATACCCCTGTTACCGAACCACAAACAGATACATCAAAGCGCCGCACCCATGTACGGACATCTTAAAAGAAAGGGGATTGAACATGGGATATTTTGATCATTTGTATAAGGCCTCGCCTGATGAGTTACCCTCAAGGGCAAGGGTTGTTTATATGTATTTAAAAGACCGTGCAGGTAAGGGGCAGGACTGCTGGCCGGCAGTAAAAACTATTGCCTCTGACTTGGATTTATCACGCAGTACTATTAAGAGGGCGCTCCATGATCTTACCAAAGCCGGATTGGTAGAAAAGGAGACTCGCTATCGGGAAAATGGAAGCCACACCAGCAATAGATTAATTTTGAAATAAGATTAGATTAGTAAGAAAAAAGCACATAGTTTCCGCCAAGGGGGAACTATGTGCTTTAGCTGAACCCAGCCTCGGTTCATGGTGAACTACCCAGAACCTCTCACTCTAAAAGATATTATTACAGAGAAAGAACATAGTATCTTAGATTACTTATCTGTAATATTATTTAGAGAAGTACATTACTCAAAAATATATGCTTATTTTATTCTCTATAAGCCCAAAGCACTTTATCAATTTTTCTTGGTGTCCATTTATCTGTTTGAAATAATTGATTTAATTCTTCTGCTTTTGCACTGCTCTAGCAGGATACCGGCATCCAACCAATCCTTTTGATTATTAGAGATCCAGAGCTTAGAAATATTTGTAGATGGCATTTCATCAGGCTTCATCTTTGTCCACCACGCTTTTTTGCATCCTTTCTTATTTCATCAAAGTGCTTATCTGATATAGTTGTCTTTTCTCGAAATTCAGAGACGACATCACTCATAACAGAGTAGTTAAGGGCTGTTCCTTCGCTATCTGCAATGTAGTCCATTGCCCGGTCTTCGCCTATACCAAACTGTCTGGCGGTATGAACTGCGTCTATGTTTGCTCCAAGAAAAATAAATTCCCAGTTATATTTTGATTTTTGTCTTTCAATCTGTGATTTGACTTTTTCAGCGGAATATTCACGGCTGGAATTTTCTTCGCCGTCTGTGATAATAACGAACATTACCTTTTCTGCACGATATTCTTCAGCTGTATGTTTTTGGGCATTGCCAATCTTATTAATTGTACTGCCTATTGCATCAAGTAGTGCCGTTGAACCGCCAACTTGGTATTCTTTTTCGGTGATGGGGCTAACCGCTCTAATATCGATGCGATCATGAAGCAGCTCGTAATTGTTATCAAAAAGCACGGTAGTAATAAGGCAATCACCTTGTATATTCTTTTGCTTTGCAAGCATTGAATTATATCCGCCGATTGTATCCTTTTCAAGTCCGCTCATGGAGCCGCTTTTGTCCAGTATAAATACCAGTTCTGTTAATCCTTTTTTCATTGAATTGTCCTCCTTAAGTTTTATTGTGACTTAAGGATAACCTATAAAGCAGAACCATAGGTCGTTTGAAAAGCGACAACTATCTTTGTGAGGCAAAACCCTCATATCTGGGTTCGTATTTATAGTGCATAATTCCTTCGATTAAATCCAGAGCGAAAACCCCTAAATCCGCATCAATAATAATGTCAATCCTGCGGCAGTTAGTTTTAATCCAATCCTTCACATTGGAAGGAGTTATATTAAAACTAATCATCTCATCATCTGCAAGCAAAGATTTTGCAAGCGTTGATGGTGCACTAAGGCTATAATGATGGCTGCAGAATCTCGCATTGCTGCGATGGTTAGCCTTTCCAATCTTTAGAAACTCGCTATTAAACAAAAACATATATACTGCCATTTTTCCGAAAGGCAACCGTGTAGGTTGTGTATGAGGCAAACCCCTATCAAGTATTTCATATTTTTCTCTGGGAATCGGCTTGCCAATTGCTAAGGAAACTCCCTGAATTAAAGAATCTATTTCTTTTACATAATTCATTTGCTTATCCCCCTAACAAGGGCTGGTCATATTTGAACAATACCTCGTTAATTTCAAAAATATCATATTTGCCGTTGATGATAAAATATTCTATAATCACATCAAATTTTTGACTGCGAGATAAGGTATAACCGGCCCGTTCCAGGAGATCGTCTGTTTCATCAAGGTTAAGCTCTAAGGCAACGGCCAGGGCAATAGCTGTTCGTTTGCTGGGCATGTAGCCTTTACCGGTTCTTATTTTTGAAAACAGCTTCCTATCAAGGTTGGCACGCTTATAAACCTCCACATCAGTTTTGTCCTTGGCATCAATTAAGCGTAGGAGAGTTGTCGAAAAGGGCTCATCGAGATTATCTATTAAGTCATCAATGCCTGCTGGGGCCTTAAGTACCTCTTCTGAAATTTGCGGCATTGGTGAGTCATATTCTATATGGTCAACATCAGCTAAGGCTCTTCGCTCAATATCAAGCAGCTCTCGCCGGGATAGTTTATGCTTTTCAATATAGTTGTCATCAATATAGCTTGCAACTTCTCCCAGCAGCTTCTCGCTGACCATAAATGCATCTTTATCGAATACGGCCAGATAGATATCCATGTCATGATTGCCAAGAAAATCCTTGATTGCAGTAGTCGCTACCTTGAGCGCTTCATCCTTCGGATATCCATAAATGCCGCTTGAAATAAGGGGAAAAGCGATGCTTTTGCACTTATAGTCTTCGGCAAGATTAAGAGAGTTTAGATAAGCTAATCGAAGTAATTCCTCGCTTTCCTTGGGGCTTGAAGGATCATAGACCGGTCCTGCAGCATGAATAATGTAACTTGCCGATAAAGCAAAGCCCGGTGTAATTACCGCATCACTTACTTTTATAGGTGAAAGCCCATTGCAGGCTTCCTGTAGTTCGTTTTTCCCAGCCGCTTGAAATATTGCACCGCAAACACCGCCGCCCATTTTAAGTTCTGTATTTGCAGCATTAACAATTGCATCGGTTTTCATTTTTGTGATGTCCTGTCGGACGATTGTAAAAGGCATTGGTATTCACCTCACAGTTATTGCAATTCTTTTTTTAGCTTTTCAATAATCAGGGCTTCTCGAGCGTCAAAAAATTCCGGGAAGTTTGTAAATGAAAGATCAATGTCAGAAGGAATTAAATGTCTTTGACAGTACTCCCGTTTGGCTTCTGCCGTGGGTAAATTTGTTTCAAACCACTGTTTGTAATCCTTATCCTTCTTGGAAGTATTATCAAGTCCTTCAAGAAGTTGAAGATTACCAAGATAGTTAAAATTGCTAATAAAATCGGTTATATCTCCAATTCCCCTACGGCGTAATTTCCTTTCCGTAAATTCTGCTTTGGGGAATATATGATCAACATGAAATAAATTGTTCATGTCCGCCCAAGGGTAGAGGATGGACATTATAACCAAAGTATCCCCTTGTCCAAATTTTTGGAACAGCAGGTTTTCAATATCCGCATCCGTAAACTCATGAGTCCTGTTTGTACCCTTAAACCTGTCAACAATTTTCTCAAAAGGAAAGTCAGCCTTGTCATTTTTTTGAATAGTCTCTCGAACAGGGCGAAGGACACCATCAGGCTGAGAGCTAAAGACACGCTTCAGCATGGCACTGACAAACCATTTCTTAATTTTCCGTACATTCTCCGCATTTTTAGGCGATGCAGCAAAATTTGTGGGTAGTCCAATATGTTTTATGTAATAGGCTATGGGGATGAGCAAGTTATTAGATGTTATATTGTCCCTATTAAAACCGAGGCGGGCAACTAAAGTGACTGCCTCCCTTAGGGCTGTTATGATGTTTTCCCACTCATGCTGAATTTTCATCATATTGGTATGATTAAAATTATCAATCTTAAAAGCGATATCCGGAAAATCGCAGAGTACTAAGCAGGCTTTAAGGATAAAATCTTTATTGACATTAAATCCTCGTCCGATGCGATTCAAGTCATCAACCGCCTGATGGATTTCTTCCCGGGCATCCAGCTGGTCCCATTGTGCTGACGCAATAGACAGCAGTAAATCAGAATAACTAAGCTGTGTTCCTCCGCTATTTACCCGTATGAAAATATTGAGTACCTTATCAAGCTCGTTGCTTTTTTCAAGATAATAGCTAATCGTACCGTCACTATGAACGGCTTTCCATAATTTACTCAGTGTATCTGTTGCAAAGGTACCCTTTTCTGTGTCATATTCTTTACCTGAATCCTGTGCTGATTTTAGCAAATATGGAACAACCTTTTGCTGCAAGTAAATAACCACATCGGTTAATTCGTTGAATTTAAGTATATCGCCCACAGCAAACCAATAGTGATCTTCATCATTGGAGCATTCATCATTAGTTAAAAATGAAAAATCATAAAACCAGTCATCATCTTCAGACTTGCTAAGTAAATTCAAATACAGCTTTCTAACTGGGTAGGCCTTGGGATTATCATAACGGAAATATGGTTTCTTATAAGCGTATGTTCCCATCAGCCCAACATAGAGAGATGTTAGCCGCTGTTGCCCATCTAAAATAGCTGTGATAGATTCACTACCGGTAATACTTGCTTTGGTGTTGTGACGGCAATCCCTTTCATGATAATTCCTGAGAAATTCATAAAAAACAAATTCATTGCCATTTTGTTTGCCGACTTCCCAAAACAGGAATGAGCCTATGGGATAGCCAAGCATAAGGCTATCAAATAATTGGGTAATCTGGTCTACATCCCATACAAATTCTCTTTGGATAGAAGGTAGCAAATACTTTTTACTATGAATGCTGGCAATAGCTTCTTTTATTGTAAGTGCAGTTTGAAATGCCATTATTTCTCCTCCTGTTAATAATATCTGAAATATTATTCTTCCGTTATTGCTTCCTCATCAAAAATCCGATCAAGTTCAGCATTGGATGTTACACTACGAACTCTATTTCGAATGCTAAGCTTACTCATATCTAAACGATAGAAATGATCTCGTTTGTCCGCACCTTTTGCTTTGCGAATAAGCTGTATCCGGCCAAAATATTCACCATGTTTTTCGGCAAACTTTGCAAGACCAACGGCCTTTGGATAGTTATCCTTACGACTGGGATCATGGGGCTCCAGAATATCAAAAACATATCCATTTGCATTAGTACGAACAACAATAAGGTCTGGGAACATGGGGGTTGTTACACCACCTACTTCGTATGGAATTTCAAGGGACCATTTTTTACGATCAAGATTGCGAAGCCACGCTACTGCACCTTTGGCTTCCTGCATCTCTTCCTCAATAACACCCTTTTCCCAATCTCCTAAGCTAACTTTGAAGTCTCCGCCCTCGGAAGGGATAAAAAGATGATTTTCTAAGGCAATAGCATCTTCTCCTATAGAAAAATCTATAGACTGGGGCAGCTGCCAATCAAGTGCGATTGGAATAGTGGAGGACTGTGCAAGTTTTCTATATGTATCCTTGCGATCTTCCTTTAAGTGGCGGAAGGATGATTGATGGGTATCATATAACTCATTGAATAACCTACCGGCAAATGCTTCAAGCCTATCCATTGCTTCACTGTCACTGGCCAGAACAATCATTTCAGTCTTTACATCTTTGGCTTCACGAGTAGCATGACGAATCCAATACTCTTTGTGTAAGCCTTCGCCGAAGATTTTTCCCGCCCGCTCAAATAGATTATTCATATCAAAATCCGAAAGCGAGATAACTTCATTTGATTCCATAATTTTGTTTGCAACATCACTGCCATAATCGATGGTAAGGGAATAGAGGCCAAAGCCTGTAGTTGCTTTGGATATGGTCTCGAATTTGCCCGATTCTCTTAAAGCAGTGATTTCTTTTTCAAATTCATCAAGCAATTTTTTTAACATAGTCTTGCGAGCCCCTGGTGCAATCATATCTTGGGTAAGGGCACGAGCAAGGGCAATCAGCCTGCGTAGAGCTGGTTGCTTTCTTGCCGAATCTATGCGATATGTTATTAAATTCATATCGCTAAACACATCTGCAAAAGCAGGATTTCTTTTTAATGTGATTAATTCCCTGTGTGAGCCTGTTTCAGCAGGGATAGATGCTTCACCATCACGCAGGGCTTGCTCCACCATCTTGACAGTTTCCTCATCGAAGAATGGCAGGTAAAGGCTGACATTATTTAATTCAGCATCGGATTCAACACGGCGGGCAAGAGGGGTACGGATCATCCGCCCCAGCAGCTGAGCAATGTGAGTATAATCACTGGCGTTCCTAAATGACATCATTGTCTCGGCACGAGGGCAGTCCCATCCGGTGGAAAGGTTCATCTTAAAGAACACAACCATCGCCTTTTCATCATGTTCAATTCGGGATGCATCCACTTTGTATATATCTACATCACCTACTTTGATGGTTTCATATTTATCAAATGTATGAATTGCCTCACCGGCACGGAGCTTGCGTCCAAGAGTATCTTCAATTACAGTGATACAATTTTCCAAATCTGTGTGAGTGATCAACCGTTCATTGCCATCTTCAACCTGAACTACAAGAATAGGGCGAACAGGATTTTTAATTTCCTCATGGTCAGAGTAAGCCGCCCAGCGTTCGCATTTATCTTTCCAGTTAGCAACAGCTTCTTTAAACATTGTCATATCAGCATTTATTGCAATTTCAGGGAAATGTATTATAATTCTATCTTTCAATAAGCCGGATTCCCGGACATCCTCCGGGGGAACAGCAACTTTTTGGATAGTAGAAGTAGTATCGGCTACAAGTCGTTGAAAACGCTGTGGTGTTGCAGTTACACCTATAACAAGTGGCATGATAGGCATTCCATCTTCTTTGCTGCCTTTAATAAATTTTTGCATAATGGATTGCGCTCTGTTTTCCGCTTGCGGTGTAGCTGTACCTCGGTGTGCCTCGTCTATAACAATATAAAATGATTTTGGTTGGCGCTTTGCAGTATTGGCAAGTGTCTCCCAAATTGTATATTGGCGCAGGTCCGACTTCTGGGTGAGAAGCTTGTCTGTACCAAGTTTTTGTGTATTTAAAAAATAGATTCCACCCGGTGCAAAATATTCGGAGTCATAGTTGGAATCAATTATGTGGATGTCTCTTGCGCGGAATTTATCTGATTTGCTTTCGATTTTTAAGCGTGTTTGTTCATTCAGCTCAGGCATATCTGAAAGCCAGACAAAAATAGAATCAGGCTCAGCTATACCATAGGCATGACCGAAAATAATGTCCTCAAACAGAGCGGTCATAATAATTGTCTTTCCTGCACCCGTGGGAGCGGTAAAGGAAATAACCTGCGGGTCTTTTTCGCTCCAAAGGGTATGTGCTTTTTGTATCTTTTCATGTAAGTCAGCAAGTGCTACTTCTTGAAAAGGAAATAAGGTTGCTCTCATAGACTATTCCTCCTGCTCCCAATTACGAAATTATCAATATAGTCACGATATAACTGGTATGTATGCGTAGCCTCGATACCATCAGACATCTCCCTAAATGCCTCCTCAGAATTCGTGACAAAATACACTGTTTCAATTTTACCGGCATCAAGCAAGTCTTCAGAGAACTTGCCATAACAATCTTCATCAAGCAGAATTGCAAAAGAATTCTGCGGAAGAATCAGCATATCCGGTAATTCTATGCCATCTAATTCTGGTCGCTCGCCGACAGCACCTGCTTTTAGCCACAGAAGGGGCAGTATTTCATGAAATTGCTGGCCAAGGGAAACACTGTTCTTATCCAAAAATCCAAGCTTAAAGTATTCTACATTGGCGGCGAAGCCTTCACTCATTGGCCGCTTGAATGGTTCAGTTACTGTGATTGTACCGAGTAACTCAACCACTTTTGTTTTTATTTCATTAAAAATCCGGTTCTCTTTTGCAACAATATAGAAATCAGTAATATGCTCTTGGTCTTCAAGAGCTTCAAGCCATTCGTCAGCTGCTTCTGAATCAAAAAGAATTGAAGCGGTGTATTTCTCCGATACTACAAAACGGCTGTCGGCTTTAACGAGGGATTGTGGCAGCTTATTCTTGCCCATAAGAGCAACAATTTGTTTTTTTGCAGCAAGCACAAGTCTTGTAGGGTCTTCTACAAAGCCCAATTGATAAAATGAGCGGTTGACTTCTTTATCGGTGGTCAGGTTGGTAAAGTATTCTCCTGTTAAAATTGTGCCATCAGCTCGTTTGCCAAGGATACTATATTCTGTACGAGGCCAAGTTACCGAGCGGCATATGCCACGGCTTTCCCATTCAGGATCACCTGGCTGATAACCAGCAGCTTTCAATTCCTGTGCCTCAGCTTCTGATACCTCATTGTTGGTGACAAGGATACAGCGTCGTTTGCCGTCATCCTCCGCATTAAGCAAATTAACTGCATGGAGTGTAGTACCGCTGCCTGCGAAGAAGTCAACGATAAGAGCGTTGGGGTTATCCTTAATAATTATGCCCACTGCATCGTGCACTGCATATAGAGATTTAGGAAAGGAAAAGGTATTTGGTTTATTAAGTATATTCGTAATCATGTCAGTTCCATATGTTCCAGCGTTATGGGAATTTCGATACCAAACAGTTCTAACTAGTTGATTTATTTCCCCAGAATATTCAACATTAACAGCTCCCGTAACATTATCACGTCCAGTTATAATTATCTCTCCGCGTTCTATCTGTTCTCGCTGCTTCTTAAACAAATATTTAATAGGCCAGGTTTTTCTTTTAGCATCAAATTTCCCAACGGAAACATAGCCAATTTCTATCATCTGATTCAAGGTATCATTACTCATTGACCACCTACCTTCAGATAAATCAGTACGGACAGGCCATGCTGCCCTATAGCCATCTATGGTAGCATCATAGTCGGGGTGACTTCCTAAAGGTAAAACATCTCCTGCCTTGACAACACGATTATTTTTTTCATCTATTAATATTGGGTAATATAAATTAGGAGAGTCTTGCCTATATGAGTCACTACCCCTTCTAAGTAAAGATGCCCATGTAACTTTTTTTGAAAAAGTTTCACTTTCGCCAAGCATTCTATCATACCAACTTGATAGATTTGCCTGTGGCATAAAAACATAAATAATATACTCCTCAACTCTTGCAAAATAATCCTGTGACACACCCTTATAATTGATTACATCCGTTACCATCTGAATATATGCCTCTGGGAAAACTTCCTCTAGCAATGTTCTCAGATGATGAACTTCGTGCTCATCAATTGTGACAATAAGTACACCTGTTTCTGGATTAAGTATCCTATGAGCAAGTTTTAGTCGTTTCTTCATCATAGAAAGCCACTTACTGTGTCTATAAGCATCATTTGAATCTACATAATCATTATTATATTTCCAATCTCTTGCCCCTGTATTATAGGGCGGGTCAATATATATACAATCCACTTTTCCCTCATAAAGGTATTCTAAAAGCTGAAGGGCGTGGTAGTTGTCAGCTTCAATAATCGTATGCCAAAGGTTGTCATCTGCCGCATTAAGTACTTTATCGATAGGCTCAAGGGAGGGGAAAATAGGTTCCCCAAACTGTGCCACAGATACGATTTCGCTAAGTGGGATGGCTTCAATCTCAAGGGTGATTTTATCCATGCAGGTAGCAGTTTCGCCATCTATTTCCTTTACCATGTATATATTATTCATTTTGCCTGTTTTCCGGGCAACAAATGAACCTCGTTTAATGGGTACGCTATAAAGTGGAGTGCATTCAGGAACATGCTCCTCGAAAACTAAGCCGAATTTTTTATTCTTACTTAACCGATTTACTTCATGTGCAAGCCGCTCACGGAGTACCGGATCGGTGATTTGCTGTAGTAAGTTTTTAATAACCGCCATGTAATTTCATCTCCTTAATTGCTGTCAGTTTACTATTCTGTTTCTTGCTCATCATTTGATCCAAAAGTGGATATAGGTTTATGTTTAGTTTCTGCAGTTTTGCGGCTCCAAGATTTGCCGAACAGTTCATTTCCTATAGAAAGGCGGAGGACAGTTGCCTCATCAAGCATCCTGTAGGTATCATCTGTATATGTATCTGCCTTATCAAATGCAATAAATACCTGTTTGCCCATATCCCCGCATTCTTGATAAAGGCTTAGTATTTGTTCAAAGTCGGCATCTTCTATGCGCTTAACAATGCTTGAATCATGAATTAATGCAGGAAGGGGGGTCAAAGAAAGCATGCTTAAATCATAGACAACAAGCCCTTTATATGCCGTTCCTTCGCTCTTGTCGTTAGGAGTTTCAAACTCAAAGGATTTATCTGGTTTTAATGTCAATACAGGAGTAGCCCTATCACCGCCGGTAATGATATCATTAATTCTTTTCATTTCAGCGTTTACCTCAGATTCTGCACTTTCAAGTGCTTCCTCCTGTTTTCTACGTAGGTTGGCAAGTATATCCTCAATTTCCTTGCGTTTCTTCGATTGTTCCATTTCATTTTGCATAGCTTCATTTTCATCTTCGAGCCTCTCAATCTCACGGGATACACGTGCATATTGTGTGAGAATAGACTGGGAAAGTGTTTTTGCTACTCCAGTGTCCTCAATCTGTTTTTCATAAGAGGTGATGTCGGCATCTATGTATTCAATTTGCGGTACCAGCTGCGATACCTCTTCCTCAATATCTGCACGGAGGAAGCTATTAATTTTAGCGTGGAAGGTTTCCACATCGTTAAAGGCATCAATATTGGCTTCCGGGAAAAAGCGCAAAAGGGTCGAAAAGTCTTTCCTCAGAACACCATCATTTTCAGGCATATTATTTTGTACAGCGTTAAGCTGTGATGTAAGGAGACTTTTTCTTCTGATAAGCCTGCCCAGCTCTTTTTTTATATTAGCGAGCTTTTCAGCTTGCTTGGAATCAATCCCAAGAGCCTGTAAATTAGCTTCTTCATTTTGTTGGCATAGTTTATCTCTGCGCTTTTCTAAGGCTGTAATTTTTTCCTTATTCTCGCCAATTTTAGCTGTGATGTCTGAAACTGACCGCTCAATTTGTTTGCTTGGTTTAATACCATAGCTTTCTTCGGCAGTTTTAAGCTTCTGTATATCCTGAAATTTGTCCAATAATTTCAGTAGATACTCTACAGCCGTAGCCATAGTTTCACGTTCACCTTGTAAAGGCTTGTGTTCATTGTGGTTGCCGTGTCCGTAAATGCGGAAAAAGCGATCGACAATCTCGCTAAAGCTAATACCTTGAAGATGTATCTTATATTCATCAAAAAGAAAGCCCCGATATTTTTGCAAAGGCATTTCTTCAATAACCCGGAACTTACTATCACACCGATTCACAACAGAAGGACGGCTTGTACTTCTGGAAAAGAAGTAGGATATACCGTCAAATTCAAAGATAAAGTCAATTGTGTGATGGTCAATATGATTTATAACATCCTTAGCAGCCTTGGTATAACCATCCCCACCAAAAACAAAGTCTAGTATAAGTAGGAAGGTAGTTTTTCCGATAGCATTACTGCCATCAGAGCTGCCAAGAACAACATTAAGCCCAGTGCGGAACGCTTCCGGCTGAGTTTTAAATTTATCGCATATTATTTGTTTTAACATAGCGCAGAACCTCCATACCTTCAGGAATTTCAATCTGTCCAAGTTTATATAAACAATCAAGAGCATCAAGAAAAACACTTATTTCCGACACTTTTGTCCGTGTTGCTTCAAGTAACTCATGGGGAGTCATATCCCGTTCCTCCAGTTTCTCAAGGATAGGTGCGAACAAGGATATTACGCTATCTGAGTAAGAATTAACTTTGCTTGGCATTCTCATTGAATAAATCACACCTCTTTACTAAGTATCCTATTATTATCTCACAAGCATCTTTATGCTTTTGTCCAACCTGCAAAAACAGATTGTCTATTAATAAATTCATTATGTATTCCTGGGGATCTGCAATATCCCCATTACTTTTAACCCCGCCATCAAGCATCAATGAGGCAGATTTCATTAATCCACCAAACATATTAGTATCAAATCCAATTTCCTGCTCAAGACGGCCGCATATTCCATTTACTGTTTTATAAAGACGAGCCATACTTGCGTTAATCTTATCTTTAAGGAATGGCTCATGGATTTTGCGTTCAATTTCTACTAAGTCTTTCATATCAGTGCCTTCTAAACCCTTGGTGTTTTTTATTTTATGTACTTCTCGTAAAACAGACTCAATTTGATTTTGAAATTTAATCCCCGATATCTTATCAAGAAAGGCCTGAGTTGCAGCACATCTTTTTTTACTCTCCAATAAATCTGTTATTTCATCCGCTGACATTTCTGAGACGATAGGGGCACAATCATCCGAACATAATGCAACAGCATTCTCATATTGGTCTCTTTCATTAGAAGGCTGTTTTAAATATACAATTTCATAATTTCCAACAGGTATTTTCCCACGTTTTGGAATGCCAAGTTTTTTGCCACATTTTAAGCAGTTACCGTTTGCTTCTGATAGCAAAGTAACCAGTAGGGAATCCTCCTGTACAGTTGCAGGTTTTAGCAACTTAATTTTATCTATAACATATCCTGCTACATCCTCAGCAAATTCTGTATCGGCCTTACCATTTTTAATATTAGGTAGGGAAAAGCTCGCTGCTTTATCAGCAATTAAATTAATCCCATCAATGCGGGAATTAAATGAAACAATATAGTCGTAATCAATTGACTCTATTGTTTTCTTGCCATATCTGTTTGTTGTTTTTGTAGCGGTATATAGAAAAATACCTGCTAAGAAGGAATGAAATAAGAATTCAGTTTGGGCTGCCAATTCCCTTTTGATAATCCCATTGACTAATTCAATTTTTGTATCATCCTCAATGCCATGCATTTTATTTTTAATCATTTCAGGCTTATCATTGGCGATAATATCTTTGAAAGCAAGAATTATTTGCTTTGATAAATTTTCATTTAAAAGTCCGAGGACATGGTCTTTAAAATATAAAGCTACTTCTTGAGGATCAGCGGTACGAGCTGGATCAGTAACATCTTTAGGCAGGTTTTGCTCGCAACGCAATAGTTTGGAGGTAACATCCTCCCGAACCCTGTCGGGGTTTTCCTGTCCGGCAAAGGTGAATTCATAATTTGGGGCAACAGAATGAAGCAGTGCCTCACACAGCTGCTTATTATCAACATTAACTGCCTTGCACGAAACAAGCACAGCCAGGTATGAACCAAAACATAACCTCATGCCGACCCCTCCCTTTCAAGTGAAACGTTGTCTATTTATTGTCCTCGTCGACATAGTCGACAATATCTCCAATATTGCATTTGAGTGCCTTACATATACGCGCCAAAATATCCATGCTGACCGGAAGATCCTTGCCTAACTTCGCCATTGTAGTGCTGGTTATGCCGGTTTCAGCCATCAAATCTTTTTTTATCATCTTTCTATCTATTAATAACTTCCATAGCTTATTGTAGCTAAACGCCATAGTATCGCCTCCAAATGAATGTTGCTCCAAAACAATCTGTCTGGAATATTTTATCATATGACATTGCTAATATCAAGGTAAACTTTATTAACGCTGATATTGGCTTTACAAATTACAATATTGCAATAAAAAACTGAATATTCATTAAAAATTAGCTACTCTCACTCTATGATATAGCTATTCCCGCTCCTCCAAGCTTGTCCCATAAATTAGTAAGCTGTTATTGTGCAAGGCAATAGCAGCTTTTTTATATGCCAAGGTAGCACGAATTTAATCGAAGGGAGGGATATTTGTATGAATGAGATTAGGAACCTTAGCAAAAAGCGTGTTGGAGATGTAAGCGAAGATGAGCGAATGTTCGTGATACAAATTAAAGATTGCATTACTCGAATTAGGGCAAATGCTGACGGAACATTAGAAATTACTCATGAACATGTAAAACCAGCAGTGTAAGTACAATCTCAACATAATGAAATCCGCCAGAACGCAAGACGGCAGTGCGGAATCCTCTGACAAAGGGGGTTCTCCTGCCGTCTTGTTTCATTTTGCGGATTCGGCGGCTCTGGCGGATTTCAAAAATTTGAAATCCAAAGGAGTCGATTTAAATGAAGGAACATAGAAAACTTTCAAAACAACACATAGTAAAAAAGAAGTACCAGATAAGAGTACAAGATAAGCTAGTGCCTGTAACAGAGGAAGTCTATTTGACTTATTACCGTATGAGACGCCGTGAACTTCATCTACAAGAAAAGGATGCAAAACATGGTGTGTTCTTTTATAGTGCCCTGGATACAAGTGAAACTAATGGAGAGGATGCAATCCCTGATTTAATCTCGCCCCGTGTGGAGGATATTGTGGTAGACAGGCTTATCGCGGAAGAACTTCATAAGTGTCTTGCGCAACTGCCAAAGGAGGAACAAGAATTGATTTTCTCTTTGTTTTTCCAGAATAAAAGCGAGCACCAGCTGGCAGCGGAAACCGGCATTCCACGCATGACAATCCATAATAGGAAGAAGCGAATACTGGCCAGATTAAAAAAACTTTTAGAAAACTAAAAATAATTTGGTCCAACCCCTTCACGAAACCGGATTAGTAGTGAAGGGGTTTTTTTATACCCCGATTGTTCTTTGAAAATTTCATATCCGACAACTTAAATACTTTAGCTGACGGTGCCATAAAAGGCAAAGCGACTTCCGGGGATGCGCCAAGACCACCTGTAGGATTCCAATGAAAAAATTAAATCCTATCAAAGACGGCCAAACAAGGTGCAAAGCGGTACCCATCCGATGGTAAAACAGGCTGTGGCAGCCTGTTTCGCAATAATCCCGTCAGCCTATAATGATACTTCTGTCCAGTCACAGCCCCCCTTAAACGGGGGATTACGCAATGAGGGCAGTCGGCGGAGATCCCGGCGAGGGTGAAAGTCCCATGATGCGGTTTAGCCAACCGCAGTTTAAGTTGTTGCCATTGGTGCTTGGGGAGTAGTGTCGAATTAAGCACAGAGAAAAAACTTAATGTCAGAATCCATGCAAACCGCTCTGTATACGCAAGCAGAGTAATCGCAAAGCAGAGCGGTTTGCATTTTTGTGCCATTAAGCAAATAAAAGGAGGTGCATATTTTGCAAGAACAAAAAAGAATTATAAGGCGCGGAGATATTTTTTATGCTGATTTAAGCCCAGTGGTGGGCTGTGAGCAAGGTGGTATTCGCCCCGTGCTTATTATACAGAATGATATAGGAAACCGTTACAGCCCCACAGTCATTGTAGTAGCTATAACCAGCAAGCCAAAAAAGGAACTGCCCACACATGTGGAAATTGGGTGTATGGAGCCGTTACAGAAAAATTCGGTGGTACTGCTGGAACAGATACGTACTATTGATCGCATCCGGCTTTTGGAATACATAGGAAGTCTGAGTGAGTTGCGGATGATTTCAATTGATCAGGCATTGTCCCTAAGTTTAGGGTTATCAACTGCCAAGGTTATACGGATAAAATGATACGGTTATGAAAAGGAAAAAGTACATTAGATATAGGGGGTTATATTTGTGTCAAAAGAGCAAACAGCTAATGAAGTTAAATATAAAATCACATTGAAGTACCTGGGAATCCTGCTTCGTAACGATTTAATCACCAATGAAGAATATGAAGAAATTGATGCTTTGAACCGCCAAACATTTCTTCCTCAACTTGCAAAAGTATATGTGTAATAACAGTAGCTATTCCAAAACTTGTGTGGTAATGTGTGTTGCTAACAGAAGGAAAATCTGTTAGAAAGGAGGAAAAGAACATGGCAGGCAAACAGAAAAAAGCAAAAAAGATAACCAAAATTAATCCTGTGAAACCTCAGGTTATAATGCAACTTCAGCCGCAAAAACGGGTTTGTGCTTACTGTCGTGTCAGTACTGATTCAAGAGAGCAGCAGAATTCATTTACTGCGCAGACTGCCTATTATGAAGAACTAATTAGCAAAAGAAGTGATTGGCAGTATGTCGGGGTTTATGCAGACGAAGCTCGAAGTGGGACGAAGCTGCAGAAAAGGGATGACTTTCTACGCATGATAAAAGATTGTGAAGCTGGAAAAATTGATATGATCATCACAAAATCAGTAACCCGCTTCGCAAGAAATACCGTTGACAGTATAAAGGCAATCCGTAAGCTGAAACTGCTTGGTATTGCAGTGTTTTTCGAGAAAGAGAATATTAATACATTATTTGAGAGCAGTGAAATGCTCTTGACCATCTTAAGCTCCTTAGCGCAAGGAGAGGCAGAAAGCATTTCAACAAACAACAAGTGGGCGGCGATTAAACGGTTTCAAGACGGTACCTTTAAGATAGGAACTCCTGCCCTCGGATATGTTAAAGATGAAAGAGGTGAGCTGATTATTGAGGAACAAGAAGCTGAAACTGTCCGCTATATTTTCAAACAGTATCTAAACGGCAAAGGCTCCTATGTTATTGCGAGGGAATTGAGTGAGAAAGGAATACAAACCATACGAGGTGCTGAAAGATGGTCAGAAGGGGTGGTAAAAGAAATTCTTCTTAACCCAATCTATACAGGAAACTTAATATTGCAAAAGACATTTACTACTGAGGTAATCCCCTTTAGGAGAAAAAGAAATAAGGGTGAGCTACCTCAGTATTTTATTTCTGAGAATCATGAACCCATTATCAGTATGGAAGAGGCAGAAGCGGTCAGGGAAATTTATGAATACCGCCGCAAGCAAATGAAGGTCGATGGTATAAAATCACAAAACCGTTATGCCTACAGTAGCAAAATTATATGCGGGGAATGCGGAAAGGTGTTCAGGAGGCAGAAAATTTATATCGGAAAGCCTTATGAGAAAGTGCAATGGTCTTGTATCCAGCACATTGAAGATAAAGAAAAATGCAGCATGATAGCAATCCGGGAGGATATTATAAAAGAAGCATTTATCTTGATGTGGAATAAGCTCTCCGGGAATTATTTAGAAATCCTTTCTCCGATGCTGGAATCCTTACGAAAGCTGCGTGCTGATGAACAGCAGGAAAAGGACATCAGAGAATGTAATGAAAAAATAATGGAACTTTCAAAGCAGAGTCATATCTTAAGCGGCGTAGCTGCAAAAGGATATCTTGACCCTGCTATTTTTATAGAGAAGCAGACTGCCCTGCAAATAGAGTTGGATTCCATGCGAAAAAAGAGGAAAGGCCTGCTTGATGACAGCGGATTTGAAACAGAAATTTTTTATACTGAACAACTTATAGGACTGTTGGAAAGCAATCCAGGGATACAGGATACATACCGTGAGGATTTGTTTTTAGAAACAGTGGATCAGATTATTATAAAGGAAGGGAAAATTGTAACCTTCCGTTTAAAGAACAAACTGGAGTTTTCAGAAAACTGTGGAAAGGAGGATAACAAAGATGCAAAGGCACACACCTATAGGGTTTCGGATGCGAAACGGAAAGATATATGTTGAAGAAGAAAAAGCAAAGGTTGTAAGAGAGGTTTTTGACAATTACCTTTCAGGAAGCTCTACCTATGCAATAGCAAAGGAACTTACAGCAAAGGGAGTTCCAAACGCAAACAACAAACCATCTTGGAATCATGGCTCTGTTGGCAAAATTTTAGAAAACATAAAGTATTTAGGCGATGAGATGTATCCGCAGATGATAGAAACGGAAATTTTTGAACAGGTACAGAACCGTAGAAAGGAACAGCGCAAAAAGCTTGGACGGCTTATGCAGCCAAATAGCATGAATAATCAAAGCCCATTCAGTGGCAGACTTTGGTGCGGTGAGTGCAGAGAGGTATTCAGAAAATATACAGAGAACTGTGGAAAACCTTCTGAAAAAAGCAAATGGAAGTGCAAGCATTATATTTATAAAAACAGGGTCCAATGTATCTGTGGGGTAATTACGGACGAGCAAATAAAAGAAGTTTTTATTTCTGCGGTAAACAAGATAATAAGAACACCTTCTTTACTGCAGAAGAAACAAAAGGAGGCTCCAAAGCGTTATTCACCAGAATTCTGGAAGCTTGATCAAAGGGTTAAAGACATGGAAGCAGACGAACAATTTTCCTCCAAGGAGCTGGCGACGATGATTTTTCAAAGGGCAGCACTCCTTTATCAAACTGCGCAGGTTTATGATTATGACCATCATACAAAAAACATAAAGCAAGCCCTTTCAAATAGGAAACAGCAAACAGAATTTCATGAAGAATTATTTTTACAGACAGTCAAAAAACTGGTCATCTATGAAGATGGACGAGTTGAAATAGAATTTATTCATGGACTTACTGTCCATGAAACTTATAGAAAGGGGGATAAATGTGCAAGCAGTTAAAAAGAAAAATGTATCTATCATACCTTCACAACCAGCTTATGACAGGAACATCAAAGTACAGCTAAAAGCATTAAGAGTAGCAGCTTACTGTAGAGTCAGCACTTTGCTGGAACAGCAGGAAAGCAGTTACGATGCTCAGATATCTTATTATACAGAGAAAATTCAGCAGAATCCAAACTGGAAGCTGGCAGGCATTTATGCAGATGATGGGAAGTCTGCAACCAATATGAAAAAGAGGGATGACTTTAACTCCATGATTGATGACTGCATGGCAGGAAAAATAGACTTAATACTAACCAAATCAGTCAGTCGTTTCGCAAGAAATACAGTAGATTCCCTGCAAACCATAAGAAAGCTCAAGGAGAAAAATATCGGCATCATTTTTGAAAAAGAAGGTGTCAATACACTGGAGGCGACAGGTGAACTTTTAATCACCATTTTAAGTAGCCAAGCACAAGAAGAAAGCCGTAACTTAAGTGAAAACACGCGCTGGGGAATCGCAAGAAGATATGAAAACGGTGTGGTGCTGGTCAATCATAAGAAGTTTTTAGGATACACAAAAGATGAGGATGGCGAGCTGGTCATCGTACCGGAACAAGCGAAGTTAGTCAGAAGAATCTATCGTCTTTACCTTGAAGGGCTAAGTACACAGCAGATAGCGAATACCTTTATGGCAGATGGTATTAAGACGGTAACAGGAAAAGATAAATGGCATGATACTGTCATCGCAAAGATACTCCAGAACGAAAAGTATATGGGCGATGTCCTGCAGCAAAAGACATATACAGTTGATTTCCTTACAAAAAAGAGAGTGAAGAATGACGGCATCGTACCTCAATATTATATTGAGGATAACCATGAAGCAATTATCCCAAAAGAGCTTTTTTACCAAGTGCAGGAAGAAAGAGCAAGACGGGCAAGCCTTCATAAGCCGTCCATTGCCAGACGGGCTAAAAAAGAAAAAAGTAAGTACAGTTCTAAATATGTACTCTCAGACATTCTTGTCTGCGGAGAATGCTCCCACCCTTATCGTAGGCAGACCTGGTCAAGGAATGGAAATCTTACTCCCGTGTGGCGATGTGAAAGCCGATTGTTAAACGGAACAAAAACTTGTAAGCATTCCGCCACCTTAAAAGAAAAACCCCTGCACGAAGCAATTATGAAGGCTGTGGACAGTGTAGTAGAAAATCAAAGGGAGGTTGTAGGAGCATTCAGAGAGAATGTAATCCGAGTGATTGGTAACTACACAACAAAAAACATAAAAACAGAGTTTGATGAGGAAATTACCAAGCTGCAAAAACAGCTCCTTACCTTAATCGAAGAAAATGCCAAGCAAGGGGCCATCAATGAAGATTTTCATGAACAGTATAGAAAAATTGCAGAAGAAATGCAAACCCTCAAGATGAAAAAATTAAAGCTGGCAAGAGAACAGAAGTTGGCCGGCGAGTATGAGCAAAGGGTGGATGGGATGGACTCTTACCTTGGCAGGGTAAGCTGCAGGGTCGGAGAGTTTGATGAGGATTTAATCAGACGCTTGATACTTAGAATCAAGGTAATAAATGAATCCAAAATTGAAATTCACTTTAAATATGGCATCATTATGGAACAAGAGATTGAGTTTTATGAAGATTAATACGATGATGAAGGCCTTAATGGATGCTCCGGTGTGTAGAATTAGGCAGGGGTGGGGTTCCCACTCCTGCTGAAAACTACTAAGACTAAAATCCTCGGTCCGCTGAGGGTTTTACTGTTAGTAGTTTTTTCTTTACAAATAATACATCGAAAAATGGTATTTATTGTGTTATGATTAATATAGGGTAGTGTAAAAAGATATATTCACTAAAGACTTAGGAAAAGTAATTGTGGATATTAAGATTGAAATATGTAAACAAACTTATCCGTATAAAGAGAGGTTATAGGAGAGTGTTTTTATGTGGAAGGATAGTGAAACAGAGCTTGATTTTTTAGATTATGATTATTTAATTAATGTTTTAAAACATACCATTACTGATGATAATTTACTTCCTGCCAGTATAGGCGTCTATGGGGATTGGGGAAGTGGTAAATCAAGTCTTATGTATATGTGTAAGAAAAGACTTGAAGAGGAAGATGAAAAAATTAAATGCCTTGTGTTTAATGGATGGCTTTTTGAAAGCTATGACGATGCTAAGTCTGCAATTTTAGGTTCTATTTTAGATGAGATAGCAAAGCAAAAAAGAATGTCTTCAAAGGCAAAAAACATCTTAAAAGGTTTATATGATAGTGTTGATAAATTTAAACTTGTAAGAAAAGGGGTTAAAGTAGGGGCAGATTTACTGCTTACAGGTGGTTTAGGAACTCTTGCTGATATAACAATTAATTCTGTAGTAAAGCAGATATCAGATCAAGCAGATGATATTGATTTTGATGAAATTAAAGCAGCAATTAATGATGAATTAAATAACAAAGAATTGCGTGAGGATATTCGTAAGTTTCAACAGGAATTTGAAAAATTACTAGAGGCTACAAAAATTTCAAGGCTGGTTGTATTCATTGATGAATTAGATAGGTGCAATCCTAATACGATTTTGGATACTTTGGAAGCTATGAAACTATTTATGTTTCATGGGAAAGTAGCCTTTGTCATTGGGGCAGATGAACGTCACATTTCTTATGCCGTAAATAGTAAGTATAAAGAAATTGAAGGCAGTCAGATTAGTATTGGTAAAGAATATCTTGAAAAACTAATTCAATATCCGATCAGAATACCAAAATTGAATGAAGATGAAGTCGAAATTTATATTGCATGTTTACTTTTCCAAGAAGAGCTACCAAATGAAATATTTAATACCATAATAGAAAAAATTAATAATGACAGACTTGAAGATTTTACACAGTTTTCTCTAAAAAAAGTTATTGATGGAGTTGTTGAAGAAGAGGAATTAAAATTAAAAGCTACAGAAGGTATGATTGTTGCAAAACAGCTTGCGAGTGTATTGTCCAAGGGATTAAGTGGAAACCCACGACAATGCAAAAGATTTTTGAATTCCCTCGATATGCGTATTAAGATGGCTAAATATAAGCACAAAACCCTGGATCGTAAAGTGTTGGCAAAAATCATGATGTTAGAATACATAAAGCCAAGCTTATTTAAGTCTATTGCTGAATTGTCCGCTGCTGGCATTCTATCTAAAGAGTTATCTATATTTGAAGAAGAAAAGTCAGAAGAGTTAGAAGCTCTTAAAATTTGGAAGGATGATGTTTGGGTACAAAACTGGTGTAAAATAGAACCTAAATTAGCTAATGAAGATTTAACATTATATTTTTATTTTACCAGAACATCACTTGATGAAAAAGTAAAATATATGAGTTCAAAATTGTCTCCGACAGCACAAGATATCTTTGATAAGTTAATTTCTAAGTCTGACTTACAATTGAAGAATGCTATTAGTAAAGCCAATACGATTGGTGACAGTGAGGCGGCGAAAATTTTGGAAGCAGTATTTAATTCTATAATTGCAGACACCAGTATAGATAAAGTTAAATTTGATGCCTTTATTGCTTGGGGGGGTTCAAGAGAAAGCTTGTATGCAGAAACATTTGCACATCTTAAATCGCTTAAAGGAAGTCAGATTACGATGGGATTTGCACCAATGCTTGTTGCTTTTGCCCAAAAGTCCCATAAAGTTTTAGAAATGAAAGAGATTGCAGATGCTTGGATTATAGACAACGACAGGTTAAAGGCTGTGTTTAAAGAATTAAAATAAGGGGGGAAGTGTATGGGAACTTCAAGTATATATCATGGTAAAAATGATAGAAATCCATTGTTGCCAGATGACTACGATGGAGAACAGAAAAGTGATATTATTCAAAATGCTCCAGTGAAATGGAAGACTGTAAAATCGGATATGTCAAAGTTTATTAATAGTGGCGGTCATAGGGGTTCCGCAAGCCATATTGCAAAACAGTATATTAAGGCATCTGGTGGTTCCCATAGGATGGCAGCTCAATCAACTTCTGGCATTCGTACGGGTAGTGGATTAGGGACATTCTTCAATGGTATCCGAACCGATGGATTTGCTACAACATTTAGAAATCTGGGAATAGAATTCTCAGGCAGAAGTGTAGAAGATATATTTTCTCAGTTAATAAATGTACTTGCTCCGGCTTCTAATACAAAAGAAGATATTGTTGCAAAAGAAGCTGCAGAAGAAGCGTTGTCAAAAGTATATGATTATGTTGAGAATAATAAGATGGATTTAGAATGCTTAGATAAGATGCCACTCAATTTAATGAATGAGGCTCTATACGAATATGTTGGAGCATATATATGGGCATTGATGATGAAAGATTTGGGAAGTAGATTTGAAAAATATATAGATGATTCTAAGCAAACTCAATCTCTGGAACAAGAATTCAAAGGGTATATATTTAGTACTGTGAGAGTTGAGTTTGGGAAAAAAGGGGATATTATAAATCAGGATGTTCGCGCATCCATTACAGAACTTTATGGTAAATGCCTTGAAGTATTGGAGGGTACATTATGATTATAAATTTTAGAACAGATAATGACGATGAATTTATCCCGGAAAATCAAGATGTTATGATAAACTTTGCAAATGACAGTAGTTTCTCCTTTACCTTCTGGAACAATAAAAATAAAATGCCGCAGTGGTATGGATTGGAATCTATTGATTTGCTATATATCTCTTTAGCAGTCTTTGCAGCTGATAGAATAGTATTGCGTAGTAATTCGATAGATGGCTGGAGCAGAAAGATGGAACTATATATCCCCGTATTGGAATTTGAAAAATGGGAGTTAAATTGTGGATTACTCGAAAAAATGATTAGTTTTTTAAGTGGTGATTACTGGACATTTCATTTTAGAAAGAGAGAACTTACAGCAAGAGAGATTAACCATAAAGAAAGAATGGAAAAGTCTAAAAAAATAGCAAAGAATTATGATCGAGTTTGTATGTTTTCAGGTGGTTTGGATTCTTTTGTAGGAGCGGTTGATCTTTTGGAAAATAGTCATGGTAATAATCTATTCATTAGCCATTATGGTGGTGGAAAAGGAACAAAAGAATACCAAGACATATTAAAAGAAAGAATCATTAAAAAATATGGTATAGAAACACGGGATTTTCATCAATATTATGCAAAAGTAGTAAATGGAGTGGAGGATACAACAAGAACACGCTCGTTTATGTTCTTTGCACATGCTATTACTGTTGCCTCTTCTTTAGGAAAACCGATAGATTTGTTAATTCCCGAAAATGGTTTGATATCATTGAATATTCCGCTCACATTTTCAAGATTTGGCACCAGCAGTACGAGAACTACGCATCCATATTATTTAAAGCTTTTTCAAAAACTATTAAATAATTTAGGAATTCTTATAACATTAAAGAATCCATATCAATTCCATACAAAAGGTGAGATGTTATTAAATTGCATGAATCAAGACTTTTTACAAAACAACTTAGATAACACAATGTCATGCTCACATCCAGATAACGGCAGAATGTTAAAAGAAACTCAGGCAAGGCATTGTGGCTATTGCTTGCCGTGTGTAATCAGACAGGCAGCAATCAAAAAGTCAGGTTTTCATGACGAAAGTTCTTATCGAGATAATAGATTTGTTAGTGGTGAAACTGCAAAAATGAATTTAAACTCATATAGAATGGGAATTGAGAAATTCAATCCTAAGTATGCATTTATGACTATTCAGAAATCTGGAGCTATTACGGAAAATATCGACCAATTCACACAGCTATACATTAGGGGAATGAACGAGATCATGGAATATTTGGAGGACATAGAATGATTTCCTTTTCCATGGATGCACATATGCATTTTGACTTATATAGAGATAGAAAGGCTGTAGCGGATTATATTGAATGCATGAGATCATATACAATAGCTGTTACTAACCTACCAGTCCTATTTGAAAAGTATTATCCAGACTATCAACAGTATAAGTATATGAAGCTGGCGCTCGGATTTCACCCAGAGCTTGCTTGTGAATATCAGGATCAGTTATCCATTTTTATCAAAAATGTTGATAAAACAAGATATATAGGGGAAATAGGATTGGATTTTTCAACACCTGATTTGAATAACAGAAAAAGTCAGGTAAAAATATTTTCAGATATTATTCAGATTTGTAGCGAGCATAAAAATAAAATTCTTAGCATTCATTCAAGAAAAGCGCAGAAAGAAGTAATGGATGTCTTGAAAGGCTTTCAAGGGGCTGTTATTTTACATTGGTATTCCGGATCAATTGGAGAACTAAAGAATGCACTTGAAAGAGGCTATTATTTTTCTATAAACCAACAAATGGTTCGTAGCAGTTCTGGCAAGAGGATAATTGATACTATTCCAGTAGATAAAATACTGATAGAGAGTGATGCTCCATTTACGTATGGTTTAAAAGATAGATATGATTTATTTTTTGTAGATGAAATATATTCTTATCTAGCTAAAACAAGAAATCTGTCATTAGAAGATATTTCTAAAGTTATAAAAAATAATTTTAACAGAATTCTTAAATAGTAATACTATAAGGCGTGCCCCATATGATGATAAGCCCAGAAAGGTATTGTGAAGAGTATTTGAAAGAAAATCTTTAATGCGTACGTAGTTTTAGACGAGATACAATGGGAAATTGGAATTGAGTATGATAACGGACACAATAGGGTCCATTTTGATAGGGATAATTCTTACCCATATAATTTCAATGATTTTAAGGCAATGTTCGATATCGAGGAAAATTGTAAGAATGCAAAATAAGAAATCAATCTGGATTTGAGGTGGGAATATGAGTAAAAAGGAATCTGATGGAAAGTTGTACAGGGTCTATAAAAAACAAGATAGTCATATTAATACAAAAGTGAACGAGGATGGGAGGAAGGCTGCTATCCAGTTTGGTGAAAATAACAATTTGAACGGTCCCGTTGATATTGAAGAGGTTGATATAGATGAAATTATATTAAGCCGAACATCAAGAGAAATGGATCCATATGTACAGATTATTTTAGACGAGGTAGTTGCCCCAACTATACGATATTGGTTAGAATTAGGGTCTGATAAACTATTATGTTACATTTCTGATAAGGGAATACCATCAGCAAAACATACAATTAAGAAATTTGTAGAAAACAATAAGGTTTATTTTGAAGGCATAAAAGATGGACTTGTTGGTAAAGAAATTAAAGCAATCACAATATTACAGAAAGCAGAAGAGAATAAATCAATTACATCAGTTGAAGTGGAAAAGGTTAAAAATCAAAATTTTGATAAAGAGTTTCATAGCCAAGAAGAGATACAGCAAGTTATAGCTATTTTGCAAAAGAGTGTTCTTGTCACAGCAACTTGCATAAGAATACTAACTAATGCCATAGTTTTCGACGATGGAACAGAACCAGACAAGCTTGAGGTATTGAAGAAACAGTTGGAGGAATTAGGCACAAAAGAGGTCATGAACCAGATTAGTCTTATGCTTGAAGAAAAGAACAGAAACCTTTTGGATGAGGGCTCATATCAAGTTCTGTCGGCTTTCAGTCAAGGAAACCTTATTGTTAGCGGAAAAACAGTTCCAATTACTAAATATATTAATTAAAATAAGAAATAGAAGAAAAGACTATACTAATGCAAATTTCAACTGATAAAGAAAAATGCTAAGCAGGACGAAGGAATCAATTCTTGTTAAAAACTGCTAAGACTAAAACCTTCAGTGCTCTGAGGGTTTTATTGTTGGCAGCTTTTATCTTTGTTAAATCAAGCATCAAAAACAAGAGTTGCCATGTTGCAATTAGCACAACTATTCTGTAAAAAACAAGTGTTGAGCGCCGGAATTATTGAAAATATACCCTGACGCCAAGGGGGTACCAGGCCCGATGGTCATCAGAATCACAGCAACAAGGCATGTTGAGACGTGCGTCCTTTTGTCGCGAGTTGTATCACCAAAATCTTCAGGGTCTTTATAGACAGGGAAATTGAACTTTATAGATTTAAGAGGCTGTTCAGCCGTATTATTTGGAAAAATCTCTATTTCTTTGATGAGCGAAGAAATCAGAGATTTTTTCTCTTCATCGCTGATTTTGTCGTACACTTTGTCGAAGTTTGAGAGCAGAGTATAGATGTTTTCTAAAGTGATCGCCTCTTGCTCTACGGCTCTGCGGCGCAGATTTACATCTTCAATTTGATCTTCAAGTTCAACAATGGTGTCATAGAGTCCATCAAGTCTGAGGGTCATATCATGGAGTTTACGTTCCCTGAAGCGCGTGTCCTCAGGCAGCGTGTCTATTTCATTTTCAAGCCGGGATTTATTCAGTTCCACTTCTCTCAGTTTGGATTCGTAGTTTTTCAGCTCTCTGTTTAGGGTAGAGATGTCTATTTCTTTTCCAATTCTCGATTTGACCTCTAACGCAAAATCCTGATTCGTGATCATTTCACGGATCGCTTCAATAACAAGGGGCTCAATGTCTGTCTTTCTGATCTGTGCGTTATAGTCACAGGTTTTCCCTCTTGCTGCCCGCCTTCTGCTGCAAATATAATAATAAATTTCTTTTGAAGTCCCATCTTTGTTGGTCCAGGCGCGCTTGCTGGTATACATTGGGCCGCCGCAATTCGGACACTTCAAAATGCCGCTTAGCAAGTGGATTCTGTCCCTGCCTATTTTAGACTGGGACTTAACACCTGTCAGTTCTCTTTTCTCATGTGCTGCATTCCATAGTTCTTCGCTAATAATGGCCTCATGTTGACCTTCAGCTAAGATGTAATTTTCTTGCGGGATCTGCTTATAAGTGTTCTTGCTTCCTTTTACCTTTTCGCGGACACGTCTGCCATAAGAGATTTTGCCGCAATAGACGGGGTTATCAATGATCGCTTTAACAAAATGTGTACTCCAAAGGGAGAGCGTGCCGTTGTTTCTTTGTATTTTCTGAATCCCCTGCAAGTTTAGATATCTGGCAATTTTGGTAAAACCCATATTATCTTTTAAATACTTATCAAAGACCATGCGGACAGCTTCAGCTTCATCCTCTTTAATAAAAAGCTGCTTATCTTTGAGAAAGTAGCCATAAGGGGCAAAACCGCCGTTCCAGCCGCCTTGACGCGCTTTTTCCTTTCGACCGTTCATGGTCTGCTCAATGATATTTTCGCGTTCAATTTCAGCAACGGCAGAGAGTACAGAGATCAAAAGTTTTCCACTTGTTTGTGAGGAATCTATGCCTTCCTCTATACAGATTAAATTGACGCCAAAAGACTGAACGTGCTCCAGGGAGGTTAAAATATCAGCAGCATTTCTGCCAAAGCGAGACAGCTTGTAAACCAGTATATATTCAATCTCTAAGCCGTTTTCAATATCAGCCAGCATTTGCTTGAAGGCTGGTCTGCCGTCAATGGATTTGCCGGATTTGCCAGCATCTTCGTAAATGTTGACGACGTCCATTTCTTCTCTTTCAGCAAAACGCTTTAGGCTGTTTTTCTGTCCATCCAGGCTGTAGCCATCTACTTGCATTTCAGTACTAACCCGGGGATAAAGCACACATTTTTTTCCACTCCTATTCATGGTCAAACCTCCAATAAAACATTGGAAAACATCAATGACATGAATACAGTCATTTATTCAGCACGGTTTAGTTCATTCAGCACTTCGGTGCCATGCTTTTCGATAATTTTCGAGAGCACATTGATGAAATCCTGATAGGATTTTGTTTTCGCTGTCGTGATTGTGCTGTGAGACTGAGCCGCTTTGACTGTATTTTGGGATAAATTTTTGATATTTTCCATGTACAATCACCTCCGAGTGAGGTGCTTATAGTGATTATAAGCACGCTTTTTTGGTGTGTGAAGTTTGTCGATGTGTCAAATTGGGCAAACCATCCGTTACATTGTGTAGAAACACAGCTTAATCTCAGGATCAGATCCTGAGGATACCAGGCCGTCGAAAAACAGATCTTTCGGCGGTCTGGTATCTTCAGGCGTTAGTGCATCAGGTGAGCGTGCTTTATCTGATCTCCTCTTTGCTTAAGAAGAGCGTAGCACAAAGCGTTAAGCAGTCTCAATGTTGTCGAGGGTCTAAAAATCCCCATTCCACAGCCTTGACATCAAGTATGAGAAGCAGCCCCACTGACCACATGAGCCTCATTGTTGATGAGGACGTTGTCAGTGGGGCTGCTGTTATTTAGAGTTGTTTCCTTCGAACTGCCGGACAAGCGCTGGCGGGCGCTTTCATAGGTTTTTCACCTCCCCCCATTCTGATGGCGGGCCGTACTCATTGCCGGGGACGGTTTGATCACGCTCGGGCTGTGACTGTACGGAAGTATCATGATCTGATGCATGAGGTCTTGGCCGGCTGATCTGCCACAATCAGTCTGGGATCTGGGTATTGACCGCTCGCTTCACTAAAGAAGGTCGTCGCGTACCTGTCGCTTGGCTTTTCCTTTCGGTTCATGCATCAAAGGGATCCGGAGTTCAATTATGAAATTGTCAAAGGGCGGTGTTCGTTGAGAAAATTTTACCTCTCATATACCGTGACAATTTTGGAGGGTTTTTGAACCCGAAAGTTCTAAAATAAAAAAAATGCCGATGGTTATCTTAATCGAAACCATCGGCAAATGTACTGGATAGTATCGCCATAGGGGTTGCGGTTCCAGTGGTATTCAATGGACTCGGCAATGTCTTATTGGTTGTTCTATCTTGTTGAATCTGGTGTTTAAGTTTGTTAAGATAATGGTGTGGGCTCTTACGGGCTCATATTATGATCTTCGTAGATGAACTTTACATTTTGTGCATATTGTAGTTTTTTTATTTGGTTTATTTTCTTTGCGGGATATACATTGGAGGCAATCATGAAGGATCAATCAAACAGTGAATTGGATAGAACTTTCCCAACATATAAAATAATAACATTGGGCCGGTTTGATGTAGTTAAAGACGAAGTATCTTTAGTTGATCTCGCTTCTGACGCAAAAAAAATATGGGAGTTATACAAATTTATGCTGACCCATCGAGATCAGTCTTTTACACCAGAATCTCTTGCGGATCAATTATGGATTCAAGAGCAGTATAATGATCCCCGGAGCACATTGAGGCGTCAAATGTTCAGACTGAGGCAGATTCTATCTGAATCTTCGGATACAAGCGCAGACGCAACGCAAACACTAATTTATAAAAACGGTTATTATAACTGGAATCCCAAAAGTGGTTTTGAAATTGACGCAGATCTATTTGAATCGCTTGTTTTGAACGCGCAAAATGAGACTGAGAATGAACCGGGAAAGGTAATGCAAGATCTGAGATTAGCATTGTCACTTTATAAAGGTGATTATTTGCCGGATTGTCAGGAACAACATTGGGTTTTTCCGGTGAGGAACTATTACCGCCGGCTGTATAATCAGGCTGCTATGACCATGATCGCTATGCTCGACAGCAGGCAGGCGTATGATGAGATTATTCAAATCTGCCAGTCTGCAATGAAGATAGATGTTTATGAGCTTAATTTTCATATGGCGTATATGAACGCGCTTCAACAAAAGAGGGAAACAAAACAGGCATTAAATCATTACCAGCATATTACTAAGTTCTTGTACAACGAGCTTGGCATCAAGCCTTCAGATGAAATGAAGGCTTTCTACAAAGAGCTGCTTAAAATCCATCCAACTATAAGCGGTGACGAAAAAAGCCTTGAGGAAGCTTTCAAGCCCATTGAAATGGAGGACAACGCCTTTTACTGCGAGCCAGATGTTTTCAAATCCATCTATGAACTGGAGCGAAGAAGATCTCAACGGTCGGGGATTCCATTTAGTGTTGCGGTCATTGAGATCTCAAATACTCAAGCGGACAGCCTGGGACAGGCAAAGCAAAAGGCTGATACTTTCAAATCATATTTGCTGTCACACTTAAGAAAAGGTGATTCCATTACGAAATGGAACGACAAGCAATTCGTGCTTCTTTTGCCTGGGTTATCCTCTGAATTAATGACAAAAGTTCTAGAAAGAATTATGTCAAACTATGAGGATTCGCAGCACATTAAGATTGATCTGATTTCAGAAATCAAAGAATAATTTAAGTCTCCGTAACATCACTATAAATCGTATAGTGTGTGTTATGGACTTTTTTTTGCATGTCACATAGATGTCACAAGCTTGTGCAAAGGATGTCACAGGTGATGCTTATAATGGAACTATAGAATCAACATATTATTAGACAGGAGGAGATCTAAATGGTCAAATCTAAAAATAACGATAAAATTTCGCAAATTCATGATAGTCATGATTTTCTTATATCAATTCACTATCAGGAGAATTACTCCTGGCAAGGCACTATTCAATGGCTGGATACCGGACAAAAAATACACTTTAGAAGTGAACTGGAAATGCTTAAACTCATCCAGTCAGCAATGGATGAAAATGACAAAAATAAGTTTCGTGAATGGTCTGAAGGTTCTGATTTGAAAACTATTTTATAACACATATTCAAAGACTGATAATTTAACTCTTGGAGGGCGGACCAAATGACAAAAAAAATGTCGCAGAAACTCATAAATAAGCAAATCCATTGGGAACAACAACAAATAAAACGCAGAAGAATTTTTACTCAGTTCGTGATAGGTGTATTTGTAGCCGGTAATATGATGTACGCTTATCCTGCCTTCGCTGATGCTCCGAATTTAAATACTGCTAGTGCTGGAAAAGACTCGCAGCTGGAACTGCTTCAGGATGACTCTGAACATTACACGGTTGCTGGAATCCTTGCCATTAAAGACAACAGTAATTCCGGCGGGGCAGACTATAAAACTAATATCGATGATGACAACGATGGAAAACCCGATGTCGAACCCGATGTCAATGGAAATTTAATTTTTGAATTAACATACGAGTATTTTGGCAAAACCATTGAGTTGGAAGTCGTGATCACTGATGATGGAAAGTCATTAGAGTGGTCAGTTGTCAGTTCTGAGGGCGTTATAGTCAAAACTGTGATAGTAAAAGGTGGCGATAGCCGTTACATTTACGATTACAGCGAAAAGGGACTTCTTGAAGATTCGGATCTAATTTCACCTCCTAAAGGTAAAAATATTCCTGCAGTTAGCCACTTTATCTTCGAATTTGATTTAGATGATGGAGACGCTGACGCCGATGCTGACGCCGATGCTGACGCCGATGCTGACGCCGATGCTGACGCCGATGCTGACGCTGATGCTGACGCTGATGCCGACGCTGATGCTGACGCTGATGCCGACGCTGACGCGGATGCGGATGCTGATGCCGACGCTGATGCCGACGCTGATGCCGACGCTGATGCCGACGCTGACGCTGATGCCGACGCTGATGCCGATGCTGATGCAGATGCTGACGCAGATGCTGACGCAGATGCTGACGCAGATGCGGATGCCGACGCCGACGCCGACGCTGACGCTGATGCAGATGCCGAC